CTAGGCCCTCTCCCCGGCGAGCCGCCGGAACGCCTCCTGGGTGAGGTTCTCCCATACCTGCCGGAGCTGGCCGGCGATCGGGCAGGGTCCGCCGTCGAGGTCGGCGCACTGGCGGCAGTGGAGTTGGTGGCGGGCGTAGGCGCCCCAGGCTTCTTGGATGGGGCTGAGGCGGGTGTGGGCGGCGACTAACGGCGGCCTACTGTCGGCCGGGCTGGGTTGGTTCGTAGGCTCGTCCACGTCGACGGCTCCTTCGTCGGCCATGCCCCCGGGCCGTGACCGCGGTCGCGGGGGTCCTGCGTGCAATTGCAGGGTACCGCTGCGGGATAGGCGGTATAGGTCGTCTGCGTCGTCTGATCTCGCCTGTTCGGATAGGCCCACTTAGCGTCGGGATCATGCAGTGGGAGCCGGACGTGCCGAGGTGGCGGCAGGTGTACGCCGTGATGTCGGAGCGCGTTCTCGACGGCACGTATCCCCCGGAGAGTCGGCTGCCGTCGGCGATGGCGATCTGTGACGAGTTCGGGATCAGTCAGGTGACGGCGAAGCGGGTCCTGCGGGAGCTTCGGCAGGAGGGCCTGGCGCAGATGCAGCCGGGGATCGGAACGTTCGTGACCGAGTTGCCGCAGCCACCGAAGTCGTAGGCCAATGTCCGAGGCGGCTCCTACACTGAGCGGCATGTCCCCCTCCCCTTCGCCGCGGGGCCGCCTGCGGTCTGCCGAGGAGCTGAACGCGGCGATCCGCGCCCTGTTCACGCACAGGGATGCCCGGCTGTCGGATGAGCAGCGGGCGGAGTACCGGGCGCTGCTGGATGAGCTGCGGCAGGTCGAGCGCGGGGACGTGACGGCCGCGGCTTAGGATCCCCGGGTGGCACACACCTTCGATGATCTCGTGAAGTTGGAGCGGCTGGCCGAGGAGGCGCACGCCGCCTACACCGCGTCCCCCGACGACGGCACCCGGGCAGCGTGGCGGGAGGCGGCCGACGCGTTCCAGGCCGCCGTCGTCGAGCACGCCGACACCGAGGGCAAGAGCCGGTACGAGGTGGAGATGGCGGCGAAGAAGGCCGTCCGACACCCGGAGGCAGTCACCAGCTAGGAGTGTTACTCCTCGCGGTAGTCCGGGGCGGATAGCGCGTCGACTTGACTCTTCCAGTCCGCACCCCGGCAGCGAGGGCACTGCGGGACGATCATCAACAGCGTGCACTCCTCGCTGCTGAACAGGCGTTGCGCGCCACAATCGCCGCACCAATGCGGGTGAGCCGAACGCGGATCGTCGCACCCGTCACCAGGTCGTCCGGCCATCGGACTCCACCTCCTTTGCGTGCGGGCTGCACAACAAGAGCACCCCCAAAGCCACCTCAAAGCAGCGGGCCCCGTCTGCGTGACCAGACGGGGCCGCTTCAACCACTCGCCAGAGCGGGCTGATGTTTGCCACAGCCTACGCCGGGCCGCTGACAACGCCGGGGCGTCGCGTCGACAGGACGTACACGCCGGGCTGGCCCTGCGGCTCGCGTGCATCGGGCAGCAGATGGACCGGCAGCCAGCCGTCGTGGCGGCGCATCACCTGCCGCAGGGCGCGCTCACGGGACGGGAAGGGGCGGAAGCTCACCGTGCCAGCATGGCAGACGATCACCCAGGGTCCGGCCACTCCGTCAACGTCTCGTCGGTGAGGGTGACGCGGGCGCCGGGCCGGCTGCCGTGCTCTCCGATCCAGGCGACGAACTTCCGGCGGGCGGTCGTCTCGCTCCCCCACCAGCCGTGCATCAGCGGCCGGCCCTGGACGGTCACGGTCACCCGGTAGCGGCCGGTCATGCGAGCCGGATCCCGCGCGGCCGACCGGGCTCGCGCACGATGGCGCCCTTCGCCTCCAGCTCCCGCAGCTGGTAGTGCACCGAGGACGGCCGGAGCCCGACCTGCTCCGCGATCTCGGCGACGGTCGGGGCGTCGCCCTCGTCGGTGATGGCCAGGCGGATGACACGCAGGATCTGCTCCTGGGTGTCGGTGAGGTACTCCGTCTTGTGCCTGGCCATACTCCCAGTAGAAACCTTGTTCGAATTTTGGCGCAAACTGATCTCGTGACCGACCTGCCGCCCGACCTGCCCCGCCTCCGCACCCTGGAGACGTGGCTCGCCTACACCCTCGCCGAGGTGCGAGAGGCGATCGCCCGGGCGGAGCAGCGGGAGCGCGAGCAGAAGTACGCGGCCGAGCACCGGCCGCCGCCACCCGACTGGCTACTCGAGCAGGGGTTGAACCGCGACAGCCCGCCGGTGCAGGTGCACGTCGGCGGCTGCTGGAACGCAGGCAAGCGGTCGAAGGGCGTCGGCCGGGACGACGCGTTGCGTGCTCTCTCGGCCGGGGTCCGGGCGTGCTCGGCGTGCCGGCCGGACACGGAGCTGGGCTACCTCGACACCTAGACCCACACTTACCCATATCGGGTGAATACGGGCATGCGCCGGGGGCACTCCGTCCCGTGGACCCCACAGGAACGGAGCCACCCAATGATCGTCAAGAAGATGCACGACATGGGCATCAAGAGCGAACACGCCTACCTGGCCGCCTTCGCCTCCATCGGCCTCACCGTCGCCGCCTGGGCCACCAGCCTCAAGGTCGAGCCTGGCGTCAACGTCGACCGCGCCGACCGCTTGGGGCCTCTTCGTCGGCGAATGGGCGCCCACCTTCTTCGGCCTCGGTCTCGCCCTGTCCCACTACGAACAGCACGACGGCACCCTCACCGACAGCGGCGTCCACGTCCACGAGGTCTGACGACCTGACCATCGAACCGCGGCAGCGCCTGCCCGGACAGGGAGCAGACGCTGCCGCGACCGCTTGCCCCGAGTGACCGCTTCCGTCACGGGAGGGTGACTTCTCCCCCGCAGCTTCACATTCCCTCCACGGTGCCGCTACCGTCAACGCTTCAACAACAACCTCGGGGGGATCATGACCAACCCATTCACGCCTCCGGCACCTGGACGCCCCGCCCCCAAGTGGGCTCGCAAGCGCTACGTCGGGCCCGCCCTCGCCCTCGCCTTCTTCCTCGGCATCGGAGCCGGTGCCAGCGACTCGCAGCCGAAGGACGACGCGAAGGCCGTCGCCGCCAAACCGCAGCCCACCGTGACTGTCACCGCCACCGAGACCACCAGCCCGGACCCTGAACCGGCGCCCACCGTGACGGAGACCGTCGAGGTCGAGGTGACGGAGACGGTCACCGCTGAACCCGCCTACGACGACAGCAGCGGCGGCATCGGCAGTGGAGACGACAGCGGCAGCGGTGGCGGCAGCGTCTACTACGAGAACTGCGCCGCCGCCCGCGCGGCCGGAGCCGCACCCGTTCAGGCGGGAGAGCCCGGCTACGGCCGACACCTCGACCGCGACGGCGACGGCACCGGCTGCGACTGGGGCTGACAAGAAACGGCCCGCCGAGACGGGGGATGCTCGGCGGGCCTGCAGCCAGTCTGGCACGGGGCGAGCTACGGCGCGGCGTCTAGCCACTCCTCCGCGAAGGCCACAATCACTGGCAGGGCTTCAACTGGGAAGTACTCGTCACCGCGCGTTCGCTTCCACCCGCCCTTTGACAGGTGGGCGAGTAGCGCGGCTTCCAGCGTGCGCGCCACGCCTGCAGGCAGCCCCGTCCTCAGAAGGTGTCGCTGAGAAAGCCCGGCAGTGGCGTGTTGTTCCAGGCGCTTGTACCCGGCGCCTGAGCTGATGCCTAGCTTGACCGTCGGTATCCCTGTGACAGTGTCGGTGCCGCTCACGACGTAGAAGACATCGTGCGGCGGAGCGGTCCGGCCAGTCCTGCACACTCGGCACATGACCTCGGCGTCGTATCCCTGATTGATGCCTATCTGGGACAGGTGGCCGACCACGCAGCAGATGGTGACCCGCTGTGTTACGCGTCCGGCCAGCGGCTCAAGGAGCATCGCTCCTTGGCTCGCGGCGTTGGCCTTGAACGCAGCGAGCTTCGGGCTGTCTCGGATTCGCTTACAAGTGGGGCATGGGTGCTCGTGCGGGTCCTGTCCCTTGAAGTTGTAGAACTCGCGGTTAGGTGACGGCTTCCAGTTGATCCGCGGGTCCAACGCGGGAAGCGTGAAGACGTGTCCGGAGAGGCAACGCACCATCTTCAGTGGTTCGCCGTACTCAGTCTTCTCGTCGCTGAGCACCCACAGATCGAAGTCGGCTGCGTACTTCGGGAAGGCTGCAACGCCTTCCGCTCGCTTCCGGTCCCTTGTGCATGTGAAGCAGGCTTCCAGGTCGGTCCGCGGGAGCGGTCCCAGGTGACTATCGACGGTGAAGCCGCCTGCCAGCACGCTGATGGGCTTCGCTTCTGCCGTGTGGCCCTTACTGCAAGCCATTTTCACGGGCTCGTTGACGCCGCCCACGGGCCCCCGCAGAGACCAGCCCAGCTCATACGCAAAGACCCTGAAGGCTGCGATGACGGACTGCTCAGCTCGGAGCATGAGCAACCGAGCCCTTACCTCACGCTCATGGTCCTCACGATCTGCTGTCGAGTCGTGGTCCTGTGCCGTACTCACGTAAGCGCCCCTCGTGAGGCTTCGCCGCGGTCCAGGTAGCGGTAGATGGTGGTGCGGGCGACACCGAGTTCGTTGGCGATGTCCTGCACGGTGTGCTTTCGCTTGCCGTCCTCACCGAGCTCGTCATACATCTCCTGGGCGAGCTTGACCTGCCGGGGCTTGAGGGACTGCTTCCTGCCGCCGACCCGACCGCGGGCCCGAGCGGCTTCCAGGCCGTCGCGGGTGCGCTCGACGATGAGGGACCGCTCGAACTCGGCGATGGCGCCGAGGATGTGGAAGAACATCCGGCCGGCCGGGGTGCTGGTGTCGATGCCCTGGCTGAGGACGACGAGGTTGACGCCCTTCTTGTCGAGCTGCTCGGACAGCTCGATGAGGTTCTTCAGGGAGCGGCCAAGGCGGTCGAGCTTGGTGATGACGAACTCGTCGCCTTCGCGCGCGGCGATGAGGGCCTTGTCGAGTTCGGGTCGGGAAGCGAGCTTGCCGGATGCCTTGTCGACGAAGACCGGGTCGCAGCCGGCGTCCTTGAGGGCGTCCTCTTGGGCGTCTGGGTTCTGGTCGCGTGTGGAGACGCGGCCGTATCCGATTCGCATGGACTAAGCGTAGCGATTCCGAACCCTTTGCACGACATAGTTCAGGACACGGGTTTGCGTCATTCTCGTGCTGCAACAACGGAGTTGACGGTCCACCTGACGACAGACGGTCGTTTGTGGACACGCGGCCAACGTCTGCCACACTCCCGCCATGACGACATGCACCACGCCCCGATGCGGCGAGGACTACGACGAGACAGACCCCGAGGCCATGAAGCGCCACACCGAGCCTGTCTACTGCCTACAGACGAACCGCTGCCGTCGCTGCTACGGGCGACCGAGCTGCTACTTCTGTGAGGGCTGCTTCTGCTACTGCATGTCGCATTGAGCTTGGACACGACGATGCGCCCCGCTCCCCCGCCGGCTGGCGGGGAAGCGGGGCGCGGTCGTTCACGCGGTCTCGTCGTCGGGCGGCCAGTCCGGTTCGAGGAACGGGTTGGTGGCGGGCTCGGGGATCGGCTGGGGTTCGATGCGGCCCATCTGCTCGAGCGACCGGGCATCGGCGGCGCCGTCGTCGTTCCGCGGACGCAGCGGGATCGGTTCGGGCATCTCACACTCCAGTTCGGTAGTACTCGTCGACCAGGGGGTGCGGCGGCTCGGGCTCGATGCCGGCCCGGTGCATCTGGCGCGCCCACCGGTCGGTCGTCGACGCGAACGCTCGCAGCATCGCCTCCAGCCTCGACATGCGGCCCCGCAGGGAACCGTTCTCCTCGTCGACCCGCTTCACCGTCGCCTGAAGGACGGCCAAGTCCGCGGACTGCTGCGCCGGCGCCGCGTTCGCCCGCGCGGCTGCTTCGGTCGCGGCAGCTGTCGCCCGGGCGGCGTCCCGGGTGGCTCGGGCCACGAACCAGCCGCCGCCTCCCAGGACACTCCCGGCAGCGCCGAGGATCGCCGCCCATTCGCCCACGTTCATGCGGCCTTGCCTCTCTGGGGCCGCGGAGCTGGGGGGACCGAGTACTCGGGCACCGTGGCCGCCCACATGATGACCCCGACGTGCGAGGTGAGATACCAGACGGCCACGAAGCCGCCGCGGGAGTAGTCGCCGGTGATGACGGCGACGGTGTAGGCGGTGGCCCACACGATGGGGGGAACCAGCGCTGCGAGGAAGCCGAGCTTGTCGCGGCCGACTTTCAGGAAGGCGCTGGTGAGGGTGGCGAGCCCGCACACGATCCACAGCCAGGACCAGTGTCGGAGGCTGCACAGGCTGGTCAGGAGTTCCAGTCCGTCGTCGTCGGGTGGCGTGACGAGGAAGCTGATGCCCCAGCAGGTTTTGCCGACGCCGAGGATGAGGAGGAACGCGCCGCGGCGGCCCAGCGTCTTGTGGAGCCGCCGGGCCGCACGGCATGGCATCAGACCGCCCGCGGGGGTTCGGCCGTGGCTGGCGTGCTCGGGCTGGACGGCGTGACCTGGCCGCGGGTGAGCAGGGCCAGCCCGGCGAGGACGACGGCGTTGAGGGCGCCGACCTTCTCCGCGGACAGTTCCAGGCCGTAGGCGGCGAGGAGAGCGGCGACCGCGGCGACGAGGCCAGTGAACGCGCTGGGCGCGATGGGTCGGGTGACGACGGCGGTGGCCACGGCGAACACCGCAGAGATGACGGCGACGATCGCGCCGGCCTGCTCGGCGGACAGGCCGAACTGGAAGGTCACCAGCAGCGACAGGCCGGCGGACACGGTGGCGATGACGAGAGCAGGCTCTCTGCCGAAGATCTTCATGAGGTTCCGTTCCGGGCGGTCAGCCCTGGGTGGTGGCGGCGAGGAGCCGGTTGACGAGTTCGGTCAGGTGCTTGACCTGCTTCTCCAGCGACTCGACCTTGGCGTTGGCCTGCGCGGCGTCGGCGCCCGCCCACCAGAGGACGTCCTTCAACTGCACGTACTTGATCCCGGTGGTGCGGGGGTCGTCGATCTGGTACTCCATGACCGCCGCAGCGATCTCCTTGGCCGACGGCATGTCGTCCTCCTCGGTTGCGGGCTTGCTCGGGACCGCGGTCTTGGGGCGGGGCGCTCCGGCCTTCACCCAGGCGTAGACCGCGTCGCCGGGGCAGCTGGTGGCGTAGCCGTCGCGGTGCCCGCCGATCCAGGTGCCGGCCGGGCCGCTCTTGCGGCAGTACTCGATGGCGTCACGGGCCCCGTCGAGCTGGGCATCGGTGGGCTTGGTGAGGCCGCTGGAGCCGACGAGGAGCAGCACCGCGTAGTCCTGGTCGTTCAGGCTGGTGTTGCCGTTCGCCGAGTTGCGGCGCTTGAGGCCGCGGCCTTCGTACACGTAGCCGTGGGTGCAGACGACGAACGAGTAGCCGATGTCGGACCAGCCGTTGCCGTCCATGTGCTGGGCTTGGATCTGGCGGACGTAGTCGTCGCACTTGTCGTGCGCGCGGTCGCTGTACGGGGTGCCGAGGTAGTGGAGCTTCACGCCGCGGCGGGCGCGCCCGTAGGGGGTGGCGCCGTTGGGGGTGCGGTAGGCGCGGGCCCCCCACTGGGATCGGGAGACGAGCTTGAGGGCCACGGCTCCCCCCTTTCATGCGTGAGCCCCCGCGCGGCGGGGGCATTCTGGAGTGCTTGCGGGCTAGAGGCTGGTGAAGACGCCGTTGAAGCCGATCCAGATCGGTTTGTTGACGGAGTCGACGCCGTACAGGCGCAGCCAGCCATCCGGGGTGATGTCGAGCTTGAGGGCGATGCGGTCGGAGCCGATGTCGGAGCAGGGCACGGTGACGGTGCGCAGCGATGACGGGCGGGCCTCGGCCGGTAGCGCGGTGGTGTTGAGAGTGAAGTAGTCAGGGAGCGTCGACGGATAGCTCGCCCGGCTGATCCCGCCGCGCAACATGATCGTGTCATCACCGGCCAGGTTCACGACCCGGTACTGCAGGTTGCCCTGTGCATTGCCGTTCTGGGACCAGCCAGAGGCCAGAGTGACCGTGTTCCAGGCCCGGGCGCCTACAGCGACGACGACCCAAGCGCCGTCCACTCGCAGCTCCAGGCGTGCCACGTCCTCCAGCCAGGTGAGCATGCCGTCGACGGGGGCCTGCGCCCCGACGAGGGTGGCGCCGCGGGTGGACGCGGATGCGAAGCGGAGCACCCCGCGCGGGATGACGCCTTCAGCGACGAGTTTGATGGCGTCGGGGATGCTCGGGGGATCGGACATCTGCCAGATCCCGATGGTCTGGCCCCACTTGTCTGGCTCGGGCACGCGGCCCTCCCTTCGGGTCAAGCTGCGCGGTAGGAACCCTGAATGGTGATCGTTCCGCCAGCGAGGAGGTCGGCGCCGGTCAGGTTGGCGTCGCGGTTGGTGCCGTCGTTGGACGAGGTGCGGAGTCGGTCGGATGTGGCCGTGGCTGCACCGCCGGCGAAGAAGGCGCAGGTTCCATTGCCGATGTGGCTGCCGTTGGGGCCAGTCGACTCGGTGTGCATCGTGAGCACTTGCCGGGTGCCGCGGTGTACTGCGGTCGGCATGTCCACGGCCACCAAGGCAGTGCCGGAGCCGGCGGCGTTGACGACGAGATGCACGTTGACGGTGATCAAGCTGCCGTGTCGGGTGTACCAGCCGGTGCGGGTAGCCCAGGTTGCCGAGCCGGCGCCGGTGACCACGGGCGTGAAGGTCGTGAACTGGTTGTCCGTGGCTGCTGCGGTGCGGCCTGGGCTGATCCAGTTGCCGTTGCTGGCCTGCTCGATGACGATCAGGTCGCCGACGGCGGGGTTGCGGTACGTTTCCGGGCGGCGGATCGCCGGGATGCCTTCGGCCGCCACGGTGCCGTCCCCGTTGACGAGGGTGACGGTGGCGAGCCGCCAGTCGGCGCCCCTCACGGACGGGGCGCGCTCCCCCGCCCGGGTGGCCTGCTGTTTCAGTGCCCACGCGAGGTCGCGGTGGACTGCGGGCGCGGGCCGGTTGACGGTCACGCATCCTCCTTCGCCGCGATCGTGGAGATCGGCAGATCGCCCTCTTGTGACAGGGGCACGGTGAACGCGGCCACCTGGTGCAACTCTCGGGTGCCGTCCTCGTGGGTGACGCGGATGACGTCTCCCGGTTCCAGTGCCGGGTTCGGCAGCGCAGAAATGTCACCGGTCGCATTCGGGGCCTTCGCCTGCCGCACCTTCAGGATCGCGGCCTGCTGACAGGCCGCTTCCGTGGTCAGGGTGCTCGACGAAAAGAAGTCAGGTCGCCGCCCATACGGACCGCCCCAGTACGTGGGGCTGCCCGGGTCGTCATCGACGGCCAGCCACGAAACTGGCGGAATGTTCTCACTGGTGTTCTCGCCGCGCGCAAGGATCCCGTTGTGGACCTTGTCGGTCTTCATGCCGCGGTTGCCCTTGATGTAGACGCCGCCCTCGACGGCTTCCACCGCCCATACCGGCTCCGTGGTGAGCAGGTCCGGAAGGGTTGCGATCACGAAAACGCCATCGGCGTTGCAGTACACCTCGGCGCCAGCCGCTGCAGCGATCTCCTGCACGCCCGCCCACGGGTCGGCCTGCACATCGAAGGTGCGCGCTCCGATCAGGGTGTCGTCGACAAGGCTGATGACGTCGGCGTCCGGAATGCTCCGCTGGATGAGAGCGGTGACGGCGCCGACGACGGTGCCTGTCGACGTCCACGGTTCGGTGAGCTTGTCGTCGGCGACGATCGCCGACAGATCCTTCCCTTGCAGATTGACGGGCCCTTCGTTGACGTCGCCGTCGACGGAGTCGAGCCGGAACACGCCGAGCGGCACCAGCTCAGGCTGTTCGGAGTTGCCGTAGTCGACGCCGCGAGCTACCCGCAGCCGGGCCCCGTACACCGCCAGTTGATCCGATGGTGTGCGTGGGATCAGAGCAGGGTCTGGGACGGTGACTGTGCAGGTTCGACGATGAGCCTGCTGTCGGTCTACCGTCACCGACCCGCCCGTGTGCTCGAGGTCGACGACGTCCCCGTTCGTCAGGAACAGCTGCACCCTGGTGGCGACGCGATGGGACTCTGCGAGCCGGGCAAGAAACCGGTCTGACACGGGGTACACGGCATCATCCCCTTCGACGGTCGAGCAGCAGATCCTCGCTGGTCGCATAGGCCGCCATGACATCAGCGCAGGTGGCGAACTCGGCAACGACGTCCTGCCACGTGCGGCCGGCCGCTCCGTTCACGGCGGTCGTGACCGGCTTGTCCTGCTCGGTCAGCGGCAGCGTCCACGCTCGCCACTGGTCTTGGGCGAGCTTCCCGACACGGGTCTCGGTGATCTGGGCGACGGCCACGTACATGTCGTCGACGCCCGTCCCGGGTGCGGTCTGCCACAGGAGAACGTTCCCGGAGTCGAGCAGCAGGTGGAGGGCTTCCCGCTCGGCATCCGAGCGGGTCCAGATCGCAAGGTCGCCTTCCAGGCCCTGCCTCCGCCCGGACAGCACAACTTTGTTGCGGCGGCCCCGGACGACGAACGCGGCCTGCTCGACAGGCCGCTGCCAGTCCGGAGCGCGCTGAACCAGCACCCGTGTGCTTCGCTGCGGATTGCCAGGATCTTTCAGCCACGCCTCGTTGATGTCGTCCAAGGTGAGCGTGACCGTGTCCGAAGAGCGGGTGGAGTGGATCACGCCGGGGGCGCTGTAGAGCTCGACGGCGTACCAGATGGGCACACCGAAGGGCGCCTCATGGTCCTCGATCACCATTGCGTCGCTCGTGATGGTCTGCTGGTCGATCAGCCCCAGGGGGCCGCGGACCAGTTCGCGTCGACCGTCGGCAGTGATCCGGTACACGCTGACGAGATCGTCGACCATCAGCTCGCGCAACGTGAGCAGTATGTAGCCTCCACCCTGATCTGCCTGTACCGCGGTGAGCGGCAGCACCTGCCACAGGGCGACCGCGTCCACGTACAGCACCGAGTTCACAGCCGATGGAGCAGCGACGACCTCGACTGCGGCCTGAGCAGTGCCTGCTGGCGCCACCGCGTCCGAGGTGAGCAGATACCAGGACCCGGCGGGCACCGCGTAGGAGGTGCCCGTGCTCGTGCCCAGGCTGCCGCCGGAAGCATCGAACCATCGCACTCGCACGGTCACCGCCGGCCAAGTGCCCACGCCGACCCGCGCCAGAATCCTGGCCCGCCAGTTCAGACCCGGCGCGTCCGCTACCGGGAACGATGGCGAACGGAGCGTCGAGGAGGTCGCCGTCGACGAGGTCACCGCCAGGGAATAGTTCCCGGCCCAACTCGCCGCGCCCCACGGAGTCGAGCGAGACAGTGTTGCGACACCAGCCAGGACCGTCCATCCACCCGTGCCTTGCTCGAAGCTGCCGTTGGCGTAGGGGATGACGGTGCCCGCCACCAGCGGAGGCGCGGCCCGGACCACTACCGTTTCCAGGCGGATCACCTGCCCGGCTGCCGCCCCGTCCATGCCGGCGGCGATCCCGCAGGTCGCCGCGGTCGCCGGGGCGTGCGCCGAGACGAACTGCCGGTAGAAGCCCGTGCCGGTCTGGGCCAGGTAGGCGCGCGTGGCCTGCACCTGGTTGCCGTTGGCGTCGTAGAACCGCAGCTCGATCCACGTGGCCGCCGACAGGGTGGGCGGCTGCAGGTAGGCGTAGCCGACGTACTCGGCGCCGGGCGTGACGCCGGGCCGGTCGACAGTGACAGCAGCCGCATTTCCGGCTGCCGTGGCTGTGATCGCCAAGGTGTGGCCGCCCGCCCAGTACCAGGTGGCCGACCAGGAGATGACTGGCACCTGCCGGGAGACGCTCGCGTTGACCTCGGGTGTCCATCCGGACGTGTCGATCTCTGTGGACTCAGTGCCGAATCCGAACAGGTTCCCGGTCGTGCGGAGCGGCTGGCCGAGGTAGACGTTCTCGAAGTACCCGGTCACGTTGGGTGCGGCGGGCGTCATCATCGACAGCAGCACCTGCGCCTGCGTGGCGCCGGCCGGAGCGGCGCCGGCCACACTGATGCGGTGCCATGTCGACGACGCGGTCATCGTCACCAGTGACCAGGTGACGCCCACTTCCGCCCCCGCCGCAGTCAGCCAGCGGATGCCGATCCTTTCGGGGACCGTAGCGCCTGAGGCGTCTGCGAACGTCTGGTAGACGACGCCCGGAGTGACCGTGTACGAGGACACCGTGCGGATCTGCGTCTCTCCCGCTGCCACGCTTTTCACGGAGAGGCATCCGTCGCCGTTCCGGCCGCCTACTCCCTTGACGATCGTCGCGTTGAGCTTAGGGGTCCACCCGGAGGTGTTCGGGTCGATGGATTCGGTGGTCGGGCTGAGGAGGTTCCCGGGGATCGCCACAGTCGCCTCCTCAGCTCGCGTTGATGACGGAGATCAGTTCCTGGTTGTTCCGGTGGACGCGGACGTCGATGAAGTCGGCGAGCGCCCTGTCCTGTGTGTTGATCTCCACGGTGATGGGTCCGTCACCACTCCCGCGGGCGAGAGCGTTGAACTGGGCCCCGGTCAGCACCGGCTCGGGGCGCCCCGTCCCGTTGTAGGCGAGGTTGAAGCCGGGCTGGAGCATGCCGCCGTTGTCGTACTTGCCGGGCTCGAACCCGTACCAGTCAGTGAACAGGCTGTCCTTGTAGCCGCGGGCCCGCGAGCCGACGACCACTCCGTCACCGCCCCTCGATTCGACGTTGGTCTTGCCGAGGGTTCCCGCGGTGTGGCCGACGCCGGCGTTCGTGATGCCCACGCGGAACGCGGACTCCCCGTGCCTGACCCATCCGGGCGGCGCCGTTCGGCCGCTGAACGCCATCGTCGCCCACCTGCGGTGAGGCTTCTCACCGCGAATGACGGACTCGATCGCGGACATGAAGCCGGAGCAGTCCCACGACGGGTTGCCGTTGCCGGCCCACTGGTAGGGCAGGCCGTTCTGGGTCTTCGCCCACTTCAGGGCGGCCTGGATACGGGGACCGCCGATGCCGCCGCCGCCCCGCTTGTCAGCCTCCTTGGTGTACCCGAACAACGTGTCGATGATCTTTGTCGGGATGCGGCGGATCATTCGGCCGAAGCCGGTGTCCATGCCGGGGAAGTTCTTCAGCAGCGGGTCGACGACATGCTTCACGCCGGCCCGCGCTGAGGCTTCCAGGCCGTCCTTCAGCCAGGACGCCCCCGCCTTGATGGTGTTCCATGCCTTCGATCCGGCGCCGACCGCATCCGAGGCCCGGTCCTTGATCCAGCCGAAGATGCCTCCGTCCGCGAACCGCTGCACCGGGAAGGTCCCGCCGCTGCTGTAGCGCAGCGACGTGTCCGTCGGCATGGGCGGGTTCCCGCCGAGGATCGGAGCCAGAGCCGCCTTGACACCCTGGGCTCCCCGAGACCTGGCCGCGGCGTTCATCGTGTTGACGAACCCGGTGCCGACGGCTCGGGTGAACTCGGGCCGCATGATGGCCTCGCCGCCCGACAGTTCGAGCGCGCCGCCCGTCGGGGAAACGAAGCGGTGGACATCCCGTCCCGGGGTGTATCCGGGCATGACGCCACCGCGGGCGAACTTGAACTCGTCGAGCTTCTTCGCCCCAAAAGCGTCTGCGACCTTGTTCCAGACGCCCCGGATGCCCTTGTTGTAGACGGTGTCCACGACGAACTGGACGGGCTCCCGGGCGACGTCCTTGACCTTGTCCCACGCCGTTTTGATCGCCTTGACGGCGTCGTCGAAGGCGCCACCGAGGCTCTTGATGATCCGCTTCCAGCCGTCGAAGATCGGCTTGATGCCCTTCTCCCAGGCCGACTTGCCGACCGAGACGATCGCGCTGAACGCGGGCTTGATCGCCTTCTCGTACAACCACTTCGCCCAGCCGCCGAGGGTCTGGAGGTCTTCCCAGAAGGACTTGAAGAGTGGCTTGAGGATGGTGTTCCACATCCACTTGCCCGCCGCCACGACTCCGTCGAAGGCGGGCTTGATCGCGTTACGGTAGAGCCACGTGGCCTTGTCGCCAATCTGCTGGAAAGCAGGCTTGAGGACGTTGTTCCACAGCCAGCGGCCCAGCCAAGCGATCCCCTCGAACGCGGGCTTGATCGCATTGCGCCACAGCCACATGGCGATGGCCGCGACAACCTTGAAACCCAGCACGAGCGGCGTCACCATCACCGTGATGATGATCATTGCCAGGTACTTTGCGCCGGTCATGATGCCGTCGAAGGCAGGCTTGATCGCGTTGTTCCACATCCACAGCGCGACCTGCGCGACCTTCTGCCAGTAGGCGATCAGGAACCCGATGTACGGCTTGATGATCGTGTTCCACAGCCACATGACGATCTTGCCGAACCAGTCGAAGAACGGCTTCAGCACCGTGTTCCACAGCCACATGGCGCCGGCCTGGATGCCGGCCCACGCCGCCTGCACGCCCTCCCGGAACCACGTGAACCGGTTGTAGGCGTAGATGATGGCTGCGACCAGCGCGAGCACTGCGATGACGATCAGCACGAGCGGGTTCGCCATCAACGCCGCGTTGTACGCCCACAGAGCGATCGTCCAGAGCTTCGTCGCGACGATGATGCCGTAGATGAGCAGGATGAACCCCGGCGCCTTGTCGGCGATGATCGCGATGCCCTCGGCGACACCACCCAGCAGCTTCAGCAGCGGCTCCGACAGCGGCGACAGCGCCTGCCCGACCTCCATGAACGCTCGGGCGATCTTCCCGAAGGTGTCCGCGAGGACCGGGCCCATCTCCGACGAGTAGTCCAGGAACCGCTCGAACTCCGGGCTGCCCTTGAGGCTGGTGCCCCAGTTCGCGAACCGGCCGGTGATGTCCTGCATCCGCTGAGAGATGGAGTCCATGTGCGGCAGGAATGCCTGGATGATCCCGGCCATGCCCTTGAAGGTCCGCCCGAAAGCGACACCGAGGCCGGTGATCGCGGGCCCCACCGAGCCGGACAGGTCCGCCTTGAAGGACTTCCACCACGGCGACTTGAAGCCCGCCGACACGCGGTCCTGCAGCCCAGAGATGGCGTCCGCCGCCGCCAGGACGAACGGTGTCAGTCCAGGCAGCGAGTTCCTCAGCCCGTTCAAAGCCCTGGTGAAGATCGGCATCACGGCAGGCTGCAGCGCCGTCGACCACGCCTTGAACGCATCCCTCAGGCTCAGGAAGGCGTCATACGTCTGCCGGGCCGACGGCGACAGCTTCGCCAACTCGGCCTGATACTTCGCCTGCGCCAAGGCAGCCTGATCGACGCCCCCGGCCGCTGAAAGCGACGCGGAGGCAATCTGCCGCTGAGCCGACGCGATCGAGTCCGCCGCCGACTCCTGAGCCGCGACCAGACTCTCCTGGGCGCGGGCCACCGACCGGGCGCCGTCCTCCTGAGTGCGCGCCACATTCCGCTGCGCCTCGGCCACCCGGTTCTGCGCCTCGGCGATGTCCCGCTGCGACTGCACCTGCTGCCGGGCCGCGTCCTCGCGCGCCCGAGCCAGCGCCTGCTGCTGGTCGGCGACGCGCTCGTCGGCCGCACGCAGCCGCTCCTGCGCATCCCGGACCCGCTCCGACCCCTCAACGCCGGCCGCCTGCGCGGCCTTCTGCTCGGCCGTCAGCTCCTTCGTCTCGGCCTGCTGATCCCTGAGCCGCTGCACAGCCTGGTCGTATGAAAGCTGCGCCCTCTGCCGGTCCAGCTCCGACGCCTTGGACCCGGTCGCCTGGGTGGCGCGGAGCCGCTCCTCGGCCTCCTGCACGGCCAGTGCCGCATCCCGCTCCGAAAGGCGGGCGTTGGCGAGCTGCGACTCCATGTCCGCCAGCTCCTGCGCGGCCTCCGCGCGCGCCCGGGTCAGATCCTCCTGAGCCTTCAGTGCGCTGCGCTGCGCGTCGGCAAGAGACTCCTCCGCCGACCGCACCTGCTCGGCGGCCTGCCGCTGACGGTCCGCGGCCTGCTCCACCGCCTCCGCGAGCCCCTGCCGGGCCTGCCTTACCTGGGCGGCGGCACGCTCGTTCGCCTCCGCCGCATTACGCACAGCGTCCGAGACGCCCTGCTCGGCCTGCGATATCTGGCGGGCAGCATTGCGGTGGGCGGTCGCCAGCGACTGCTGGGCGCCCGCCATCTGATTGGCCTTCTGGGCAGCCTGCGCCGCCGCCTGGCCGCCCTGCATCGTCGCCTGCGTGGCAGCGTCCTGAGCAGCCTTCTGGGCCTGCATGACCTTGCCCATCTGCATGAACGCAGGCACGGCCACCAGGGCGATCGATCCGATGCCGACTGCGGCGGCCGTGGCCGCAGCAGCGACCGCGCCGAGGCCCGCCGCGGCCACGGGCAGCACCGGCAGCAGCGCGGGCCCGAACGCCAACGCAGACGTCACCAGCAGCTGCATCCCCGACACACGGACGTTGACGTTCGCGGTCTGCCCGTCCAGACGGTTGACCATCGCCTGAACCGCGGCCAGCTGTGCCGCCGCAGCACCGGTGTCCACGCGGATCGCGACGTCGGCGTCCGACGCGGCCAGGGCCTGCAGTCGGGCCTGGATCGCCTCGATGCGGGCGGTCGCGGTCGCGACGTCCATGTCGACGCCGATACGCACGTCTCGCAGCGCTGTCAGCTGCGCCCGCAGTCGCGCGATTTCCACCTCGGCGGCGCTGGAATCGGCGCGCAAGTTGATGTTCGGCAGCGCGGCCTCAGCCGCCTGCACCTGTGCACGAAGCCGCTGCCCGAACGTGCCGTCGGTCTCCACCCGAACCCGGGCCGGGTCGCGGGTGACATCGTCGATCTGCTGCTGGAGCAGTTGCAGCTGGGTGATCGCCTGCACTGTGTCCGCGCGCACCGCCACGTTCGGGTGGGCGGCGCCGATGCGGCGAAGACGTTCCTCGATGTCCGCGGCCTGCGCGCGTGCAGTCGCCGCGTCGATGTCGATGCCGATGGTCTTGCCGGCCAGCGTCTCCAGCCGGGCCCGCAGTCGCGCCAGGTCCGCGTCTATCCCCGTGTCGGACAGCCGCACGTCCAGGCGGGGCATGTTGCGGAACGCGGCCTCCAGGCGAGCCCGCAGGGACCGGGCAAATGCCCCGCCGGCCTGCTCTCCGCCCCGGGTGGCTGCCGGGCGGGCCGCGCGGGCACCGTTCTGGACGCCGTCCCGGACCGCCGGGGTGATGTGGGTGGCGATCTGCCGGCCGATGATCCGGCCGACCTCGTCACCGATCTGCGTGGCCGGCGGCACCAGCGCGGCACGAAGCCGCGACTGGATACCCCGAGCGTTGGGCAGGACATCGACCTCGACGGAGCCAACGGAGATAGCGGGCACCAGGAGCCTCCTCCCAGCGCCCTACGCGGCGCCTCCCTGCAGCAGCTCGAACAGCCGGTCCGCGGACGTGTTCGTGAGCTGCGGCTTCCTCTTCCGCGGCCCGGCACCCGGCCGGCGTATCGGCTCAGGCGGATCCGGCCGCTTGGACTTCTTCTCGGTGTTGACGCAGATGAGCACCCACTCCAGGCGGGCGACACGGTCCGCGACGACGGCCAGCAGCTGCTCTGTCTGCGACCAGCGGCTCTTCTCCGGCTCGCCACCCTCCGCCTGGGCAGCGAGCTGCTCAGGCGTGAGCGCATTACGCAGAGCGGTCATGGTGTGCGACTCGGGCGGCAGATGTTCGATGAACACTCGCAGCCACCGCCACGACCGCCTGCCGGTGAGCACTTCTGCGATGTCGTAGTGCCGGTCGATCAGGTCGGCCTCTACCGCCTCCGGGTGGGCCTGCCAGATCGCGACGGTCCCTCGGACTTTCCCAGGGACTCCCCCGCCCGCTCCCCGGCGTCGGTGACGAACTCCTGGAACTCCTGCGCGGTCGGGTCCAGCTCCTCGAAGAACTCGTAGTCCTCGGGGTGCAGCACCTTCTCCGCGAACTCGAAGATCAGGCCCTGGGTGAGCAGTCGCTGCCACGACACCCGCCAGGCGGCCGGCGGCACGATCCGAACGTCCTGCCCGCACAGCTCGGCGGTGACGTAGTGGCCCTCGGCCTCGATCTCCTGCGCGTCGGCCGCCGTGACCTCCGGCTCCGGGGCCGGGCGAGTCGCGGGCCGGGATGCGGCTCGGGCTGCGGTGCGGGGCTTCCTGCTGCTGTTCGTGTTCGCCACGGCGCGGGCTCCTCATCTGTAGGGCGCGGGCATGGAAAGGGGGGAAGGTGGACGGGCCGGGCCCGCGCCACGGTCAGCGGCCCGTCCACCCGTCTCAGGAGCCGGTGTACGCCTCGGTCTCAGGCACCCGGTCGAAGTGGTAGACGGTGTTCCCGGCGGCGTCGGGGTAGGCGGTGATCGTCCACTCGAAGCCGGCGACCTCGTCCTGCTTGTGGGACACGTCGGACCGCTCGGTGATCTCGCCCTCCGGCACGTAGAAACCCCGCTGGAAGTTGTCGCCGTCGAGGACGACGAACCAGAACGCGCGCCGGTCCGGCGACGGCGACGCGGTCTCCGCGAACGTCGTCAGCCCCGATGCCGGGGTGAGGTCCGCCGTGTCCAGGCGGTACTGCAGGGCCTGGACCGTGGTGCGGCCGGTCTCCCACACCGTCAGCCCGAACGTCCGAAGCGACGACGTGATCGCCGTGCGGATCGGCGCCGTCAGACCCCACGGAGTGAAGCTCTCACTGTCCTCCTCGAAGCCCTGCGTGAGGCCGTCGTCGGAGATGGCGCCGAGCGGCAGCCACGGGGCCACAGGCTGGATCGCCGGGTCCCCCGGGGAAGCCGTGCCGAGCGGCGCCGTCCAGCCGCCGCCGTTGGCGCCAACCTCCAGAAGGTCCGCCGCGCGCGTGATGTTGACCATTGGGTCTCCAGACATGCGAAGACCCCGCGATCGGCGGGGTCAGGATTTACAGGGGTCCGGCGCGGGCCCGAACCGGTCAGGAGACCGGATGACAGAAGAACTCGTAGGTCGCCCCGACACGACGCAGAGCCGTGTTCTCGTAGGGGCGGACCGCCGGGAGCGTGAGAGCACCCGTCCGGCCGAAGACCAGGCTGCCGCTGGACGATCCCCGCAGCTCGCTGGTCACCCAGAGATGCACATCGCGGGCCAGCGTGACCGCCTCAACCCGGGTGCGGTGATAGGTGTCGATGTCGACGAGCATCCGCGCCAGGCGGATCCCGTCATCGTCGCCGGCCGGGACCTGGGTGATCTGGATCGTCGGCAGCTCGTTGAGGAGGTCATTGTCGAGCTCGTCCCGGACCACAGCCTGCGGGAAGCGGGCCGTGCCCCGGGTGATGAGCTCCAGCTCGATGTCGACGATGGCCGTCACTGGTCACGCCCGCCGATCTGGGCGGCCCGCAACAGCACATGGTGGGCGGGCACCCTCTCTGTGCCGTACTCCACCCAGCGGGCGTAGTAGGCGGTGTTCCGGACGTAGCCCACCGCGCGGTCGCGGCGCCGGCCACCCCTTCGCGTACTGTCCGTCTCCCAGGAGCCCTTGTAGTGGCCCGTCTGGTCCACCGGAGATAGGGATACGGCGACGCCCTTGATGACCTCGGCCCGGCGCAGCATCTCTGCCTGCATGCCCGGCATGCGCAGCATCTGCCCGATGCCCTTCCGCTTCGGCTTGAACCTGGCAGCCATGCGGCCTCCTCTCGGTCAGCCGGTGACTCGGTCGGCGGCGAACTGGATGACCCCGCGAGTGCCGGTGAACGGACTACGGCCCCAGTCGCCGGGCTCGCCGGTGATGTCGCACAGGACGCCCCGGATACGGGCCTTGTCCGTGGTCCGCAGCGGCATGCCCGGCTGGTCGGCGGGTGCGTAGACGGTCCAACCGATGATGACCGTGTCCCGCTCCTGCTGTTGCGAGCCGCCCACCTGCGGGGTTTCCGCGCGCGGTGTCACCACGCAGCCCGGCACATCGAAGGACTCGTCCGGACCCGGCAGGGGCTGCCCGCGCGGGTCCCGGCCCGGGGAGGGGCCGGTCCGCACGATCCGGACCGTCTCCCCGAACGGGTACGGGGCGGGCACCTACACCCACCCCCAGCCCGGCTCGTACTCCAGTGGCGGGCCGTAGCCGTCGTCGACCGGGTACGTCGGCGACGGATCCGCCGTCGCGGGCGTCGGGTCCACAGTGAACGCGCCCCCGCGGCCGGCGAGCGCCTTCAGGGCCGTCTTGTCCGCCTTCGTCAGGTACAGGCCCCCAGAACCTTGGGGGCGCTGCACCGACATGGGGCCGATCGTCTCGTAAGACACCTGCTGCGGATTGACGTAGGCGCGGCCCGCCACCGACAGGACCACCGCGGTGGCCTGGTCCGGAAGCGGCTTCACCACCGTCTCCGCGAGCGCGACCGCCTGCTGCAGCAGCAGGTCGGCCCGGTCCACGCGGATCTCCCCCAGGTCGAGGTAGAGGGCCAGCTGCTCGGCTGTCGGGGTCACGAACGCCACGATCGCCTCCTAGGCCAGGGCCTCCACGGCGTCACACCAGGCGGCCAGATCGGCAGTCGGGTCCAGCTCCGCGGACCGGGCCTTCGCCCGCTTCAACGCCAGCCGGTACTCGGCGGGCACCGCGAGCTTCCGCAGCACCGCCTCGTAGCCGTCGATGTCGTTGCGGTCCACGAAGACGCCGGCCTCACCGAGCGACTCGCACAGCCCCGGGGTGGGGTGTGCGACCACAGGGATGCCGCTGGCCAGCGCCTCCACGCCGGCACGACCCCACGACTCATACGAGGACGGCATCAGCAACACCCGGGTCCGGGCGTACACCGCCTCCCGCATCCCGGCACCGTCGACATGGTCGACCACCGTCACGTTGGGCAGATCGGGGAGGATCTGCTCCCCGTAGGCGCCCTTCACGGCAAGGAACTGCTGATCCGGCATCCGGCGAGCCAGCTCGGCGAAGACCCGGCCGCCCTTCTCCGCGTTGCAGTTGACCAGCGTGATGGCCCTGCCTGGCTTCGTCGCGTACTCGTCAGCGAACACCGGCGGACGCACGATCAGCGACTCCGCAGGCCGGACCGACTTCGGATACTCGGCGAAGAACAGCTCCGCCTCCCGCTCCATCCACTGGCTGTTGTACACGGCCAGCGCGGTCCCGCCGGACGCCATGTCCCGGAACGTCGGCCGGTGCGTGTTGTGGCACAACACGACCAGAGGCCGCCCGTATCCGCGGGCCAGGGCACTCGTGGACGGCACACACTCGAGATGGGACAGAAGCACGTCAGCCCGACGCGCCGCGGACGGGAAGTCCAGCCGCGCCTCCAAAGGCACCACCTGGATGCCCCGGTAGGTGTAGGGCTCGGTGGCCTTGCCGTAGCGGGACAGCCACACCTGCACATCGTGCCCGCGCTCCACCAGAGGCCGCAGCATCGACACGAGCATGTGCTCAGCGCCCGCGTTGTGCTGCGGCGGCATCAGATGGACGCGGGCCACGATGCGGAGCGCGGTCCCGCCCGGCGCGGAAGCCGGGACCGCCCCCATCAGGAGCCGCTCGGCGTGCCGGTGAACTTGACGAACGCCTCCGGATCACCGACGACGAACCCGTAGTACGCCTCGGCCAGGAGCAGCACCAAGTTGGACTGGAAGGCCGAGACCGGGTCGCCGTTCTCGTCGAAGTATGTCGCCTCACGGGAGATCCGCACGGAGATGTCCATGCCAACGCCGTAGGCCGTCTGCGACCAGTCGCCACCGATCGCCCGCAGGCCGCTGTCCACGCTCGTGGACTGACGACGCAGCTTGCCAGACACGCTCCGCGAGTAGGCGATCGGCTCGCCGACCAGCGTGCCCGCCAGCGCAGCGCCCGTGCCCGGCTGAGTGGTGTCGACGAGGATGGGCCTGCCGGTGGTGTCCGTCGCCCCGAGCAGGCTCATCTTGAGGCGGTGGTCGGCAACCGTGCCCGTGTAGTCCCAGTTGTCGTCGACGACGTCGCCCATGCCCTTCACGAAGTCGCCCCAGATGCCGCCCTGGTTCTGGGCCGTGGTACCCAGGCTGACCGACTTGGAGGTGTCGGCGAGGAAGTCGCCGAACGGGCCGTTGGCGCCTGACATGGTCTTGCCGTGGATCGCCGCCCGGTCGAAGGCACGCGCGAATGCGGTCGGCAGGTCCGACTGCAGCTGCGTGAACAGGCCGGCCGCGTTGGAGTTCGCGACCTCCATGCTGACCGGGATCAGCACGGCGATCTTCTTGCCAGACATCTCCTTGACGGCGACACCGCCCGAGGAGACCGGCTTCCGGCCGCCCTCGGACACCCAGTCGGCCGTCGGCACGTCCAGAGGCACCGGCACTGCGGTGTTCGCCGTCATAGCCAGCGGCACGCGGCGCGCCAGGCTCATGACGGCAGACTGCTCGACCGACTTCTCGAAGATCGGGCCGATGAGCGTCTTGGGGAGGAAAGTCGGATTAATGTCCGACAGAGTGATGGCCATTGAGGGCTACCTTTCTCAGCGGCCCCCGTGGAGGGCCTGTTTCAACCAGCCGGCGAATTCCTCTTCCGGCTTCGTAGGTGTGCGGTTGCCGTTGCCCGAGGAGCCCTGCGTGCGGTCCGCCTTCGGCGCCCGCGGCGAGGTGTCGGTCGGCTTGGCGAGGTGCGGCTTGCGCTTCAGCAGGTCCTTCAGGTCTTGCTGGATCGCAGCCGTGTCGACGTCGCCGTCGTCATCCACGTAGGAGGTGAGGTCGAGGAACGCGTGAGCGTCCTCCGGGTCGGCGAACTCGACCGCCGCCAGCGCCTTCACCTCAGACCGGACAGCGCGCTGCTGGAACGTCTGGATGCGCTTCTCGGCGGCCGTGAGCTGCTCCGTGAGCCGCTCCTGATCCGACTTCTGCGCGTCCTCCAGCTCCTTCGCCTTCTTCGCGAGAGGCTCCAGCTCCTTCAGCCGCCGGCGGAGGTTCTCCGCCTCGGAGTTCTTCTTCCTGAGAGCGGCCTCGGCGCGCTTCCTGTCGAACGGCTCCTCCTCGGCACCCTCCGCCTCCGGGGCGGCCTGGGGCTCCTGCGGCTCCGTCTCGACCTGCTCGGTTTCCTCGTTTTCGGGCATGGCTAGTTGGCCCTCCAGGGGCTGAGAAAGGGCCGCCACCAGGGCAGCCGAAGGGGGTTGGTCAGTTCGAGCCCGGCAGCGGGTTGCTGTCGTGCTCGGCCAGCGCCCGCCTGAACAGGCGGAGCTGATCGCCGGAGTGGCCCTGCGCGTACTCGCGGTACACCCAGTCCCACTTCACCGCGTGCTCAGACAGCTCAAAGCGCTGGCCGCGGAACACCGGGATGATCGTGCAGTGGCAGTTGTCGTGGTACTTCACGACGCTGGCGTCGCCGGAGAACCGTTCATCGGCTTCCCGACCAGCCGTCCCCGCCGTCTTATAGACGGCGCCTCGCGACGCCATCAGCTTGCAGAACGAGCAGGCCCCGAGAGCTGCCGCGCGGGCGTAGGCGATCGCCTCCCGATCCCTGCGCACCGCTTGGCGCAGCGTGGCACGCCCTTGGTCGAGTACCAGCTTCTGCGTGGCGCCCTCCGCCTTGGACTGGGCCGCTTCCAAGGCGCCGCCAGCCCACACATCCTTCGTCGCCCACCGCAGAGCAGCCTCCACCTGCTCCTCGGGCGGCGCCTCGGCCGGCGCCACCGAGAAGCGGCTGCGGATGCCCGCTGCCTCTCGCTGCTCCTCGTAGTAGTTGGCGGCCAGGGTCGAGGAGGCGGCACCGTACTGGTCCACCAGGGACCTCACGGCCGACATCCAGTCGGGCACCGTCTCTCGCAGGCGAAGCGGCTCGATCAGCCGCCGCAGGATACGCATGTCCCTCAGCAGCAGGAGTATGAGAGCGGCCTGCGCGCGTCTCTGCTGCCCGGCGGCGCCGCTACCGTCAGAGATCCTCGTCGCCATCGGCCTCGACCTCCGGCTCGCTGCCGGTGTTCTGCGTCAGGCGTTCGAGCAGCGCTGCGCCCTGAGCTCGCCTGCGGTCGGCGACGACCCTGCGGCGCTGTTCCTCGGTGAGCCCGGCCATCTCCAGCAGCACATCCGACTCGGGCGGGATGATGCCGGCCTGCACCAGCTTCACTGCGGCGTCGGTCTGGGCGGCGATCGTCGGGGTGGCCGGGTTGCGCCACACGCACTCGATGCGACGCTCCTTCGGCGGCGGCTCCCCGTCACGGAACCACAGCGCCAGCCGCATCGCGTCCCGGTGCGTCGCCGAGAAGCGGCGGATCCGACGCTCCGCCTTCTTCACCAGCATGGCCTCTGACGAGCGGATCGCGTCCGCCGACGCCGGGTTGTCGCTGGTGTAGCCCAGCATGTGCGGCGGCAGACCCAGCTGGGTCGCCATGATTCGCGCATACAGGTCGATGATCTTCGTTTGGCCGGACGGGTCGTGGGCCGTGAAGGCGCCGACGGTCGGCACGTTGCCGTCCTCGTCCCGCTCCAAGGCCACGACGCGGCCGATGTACGTCTCCCACGCGCTCTTGGCGTTGCCCTCCGCGTCCTGAAAGGCGGACTCGGACGCACCCAGGATGTAGCGCTGCGGTGCACCGAAGAACTCCGCGGCGACCTCGATGCCCATCAGCCGTCGGCACGCCGCATCCGTGATCGACATGACCTCGGGTGTGATCTCGCTCTTGCCCACCCGGTCCGCGGTGCGCTGCCGGTTCGCCATCCGCAGCACCGGCACCATCCCCAGCCGGTGCTCGTCCCGGTCGAAGACCTGCCAGCCGCCATCCACCTCGGCCGCATACACCGTCTGATCCGGCAGGTACAGCGTGACGATGCGCAGGCCGTCCTCGACGGACTCCCGCAGCGCCGCCGTCGCCAGCCGGAGCCGCGCGTCCCACATCATCGTCATGTCGAGCGGCGACTCGAACGTGATCAGCGGCGGGTCGTCACCCTCACCCGAGCCGACGGCCACGTACTCGCGACCGTAGGTGAGCGCGTCCAAGTGCGCCAACGACGCCTCGTCGTACAGATCGTTCGACTCGGCGATCTCCTCCAGGTCCGCAGCATCTGAGCCGTCGGCCCAACGGAACGCCTCCAAGTCCAGGCGCTGCTCCAGTGCTTCGACGCCGATTCGGGGCCAGCCGATGACGGTGTGCAAGGTCTTCAGCTGCGGCGGGATGCTGATCCCCAGGTCCCGCACGACCTGCTCGCCGTTGAAGTAGGCGTCCAGCAGCTCCAGCCGGAAACGGTGAGACAGCAGATCGGTGCGCAGCGCCGTCAGCAGACCCAGCTCGTCCGGCGACAGAGACAGAAGCGGCAACTCCGGAATGACAGCGGTCATCGCAGCACCACCACCCTTCCCTTGCCAGGACGCCCCCGCTTGGACCAGGCCGTCGAGTTCAGCATCATCCGGCGCAGCATCCGCGCCCCGACCGCGCACACCGCGAGGTCGATCTTCCGGGCCGATTCACGGTGTTCCTTGCCGATCGTGTAGCCCCACTGGTTCGTGCGCCGCCGGGCGTTCGCCACGTGCTGCCGCAGCACCCGGTGCCCGTCATGCGTCAGCTGCCGCTCCAGAACATCGCGGTAGAAGCGGTCCACGGCCTCCGTGAACGTTTGCTGGCGGCGACGGTCACGCATGTCCCACAGCACCGCGTGCCGATTCGCCCCGCCCGTCACCGCCTTCATCTTCAGCTTCCTGCCGTAGCGCTGCGCCCAGGCGTCGATGAAGCCGTCCCAGTAGCGCTCGCCGTCCGCGTCGTCGTGCCCGGCGCCCGGGTCGGCGAAGAACGCGATCGGCCGGTAGTCCGCGAACACCTGGTCCACCGTCCCATCGACCTCCTCGCGCGGCACCCGCCACGGCACATCCGACGGCCAGTTCGCCGGCCGCTGCCACACACCAAGCGCCGTGACGAAGCCGTCCGACATGCGGCAGGCAGCCAAGCCCGTGGCGTCGTCGCTCTTCGAGCCGTCGAAGAACAGCACGACCTCGTCGCCCGGCTGCAGCCCGGCACCCTCCCGGCGGCAGGCGTCCCACTCATACGGGGCGAGGAACGCGTCCTCGGCGGCGACGATCTGGTTGAACCAGAACCGGCGTGAGCGGGACGGCGGATTGCGGACGTCCAGGATCGACGCCTTCAGCCGCTCGATGTCCAGCCACGTCGAATCCCCACGGACCGCACGCAGCGTCGGCTCGATCCACGCCTCGGTCAGCTTCGCCTCAGCCGGAGCCTCCAACGAGTCGTAGAACAGACCGGTCTCCGCAGCCCGACCAGCTTCCGCAGCCTCGAACGCCTCCCGAGTGCGCTCCGCCACCGAGTCCTCGCCCGGTTCGAAGGCGTTCGTGTTCGCCAGCGTCCGCGACTGACCGTCCGCCGACTTGGTGGCGTTCCGCTCGATCACGGCAGCCATCTCGTGCCCCTGGTTCGACTCCAACCAGTGATGGGTCTCCCCCATATTGACGGCCGTCGGCCGGCCGCCCTCCAAGGCACGCGGCGACGAGGTGACCGCCTCGATGCGGGCCCGCCCCTTGTCGGCGTAGATGATCTCCTTGCCGAGGTCGATGCGGTACTCCTCGATCGCCCGCTTCGTCAGGATCGACGGAAACAGCGTCATCGTGTTCCGCGTCTGGTCCTGCGACACCGCGGCGATCTGCACCCACGCCGCCGGATGCTGCACCCCGAGCGGCTGCCCGATGGGGACGCCCCACTCGTTTCCCTCATCCGCGACCTGGCCGAACCGGCACGGACCGACGAACTCGAACGCCGACCACGTCGCAATCAGCGGATCCTTGCCCCAGCCCTTCAGCCGCTGGATCACACCGTCCCGCCACAGGAACCGATTCGTCGCCGGGTCCATGGCGTACCACCACAACGTCAGCCGGGCCTGCTCGGCGGTGTACCGCCACGGCGCCCCGACATAGTGCTGCAGATAGGTCGCCGTCCACGCAAGGCAGTGCCAGCCCAGCGTGTACTCCGGCAACAGGAACCGACCGTCCGCACCGCGCTTCCACGTCGGCCCAATCGTGAACGGCTCGACGACCTCCGGGACCTGCTCGTCAGCCACCAGCGAGGTCACGGTACGCGTCCAGCGGCTTCACCGACGCCAGCTTCGGTCCTGCGGGCTTCCGCTCCAGCTCCATGCGCGCCCGTCGGCGGTCGCCCTCCGTCGTGAGCAGACTCGTCATCACCGAGTTCAGTGCAGCCACGTACTGGCCGTTCGGCGGCCGATCCGACGACAGGCCGCGGGACATCAGTTCCGCCGCGTACCGGGCCATCGCCCAGTCCGACGGTTCATAGAACGCGGCTTGCCCCGACTCGCGCAGGGACAGGTACCAGTCGACGGCGATCTCGTGCCAGCTCGGGTCCGGCTCCGGCAGGTCCGGCAGCTCGGCCGGACGGCCCGACGGTGCCTGCATCAGCTCAGGGCCGTCGTCCTTGTTCCGGCGACGACGCTCCTCCGAGCGCTTCGGAATGGGTCCATGAACGCCCATGGCGACCTCCAGGGTCAAGACGCGCCACCAGGGCGCGAGGGGCGGGAAACGTCAGCCCCGCCCGCGCGCCACCAGGGCGTCAGACCAGCGAGGCAATCACGCCGGCCGCATCACGCAGCTCGGCAAGCTCAAGAGGCGTCCCGCTCACGCGGTCGCCGACGATGATGTACCGGCGGTCCGAGTACACCTCGACCGCCACGTCGCCGCGACGGATCCGGCGCCCAGACGGCACCGCACCACGGAACCACAGGTGCAGACCCGACCCGGACCGGCCCCGCTCCATATACGTCGCCGGCAGCGCATCCACAATCCGCTGCGCCCACGGGAGGACCCGGCCGCCCTCGACAGCGTGGTCCAAGTCGATGACGACGATGCCGTCGCCGGCCGTCAGCACGAAGCCGACACCCTCACCAGCCGTAGCCCGGGCCGCTGCCGGGAAGTCCGCCCACGTCGCCGGGTTGTCCACCGCGGCGAAACGCCCGTCCACCCGCAGCGGGACCTTCCGCGACGAGTACCGCACCCACCGAGGACGCTCCGTCAACTCGACCGGGATCCGCGCGGCCTGCTCGGCCATCACCCGCGCTTGCTCGGCGCGGCGCCGCTCCCGGTACGCGGCCTGCCGGCACGGCGACGAGCAGTACCGCGCATCGGCCCGGGCCGTCAGCGGCATCGGGCCAGCGCAGCGCTCGCACTCGGTGCGGCAGGCGGCGGGGGCGGTTGGCATGGGCCCATCCTACCGCTCCTGCGTTACGGCTATAGTCGCCTGACCTGCACCGTAACCATCCTGAGACGCAATCAGGCAGGCCGAGTGGCCTAGACCTCCTGGGCGTCGCTGCAGGCCAGCGACCTAGGGAACCCGTACAGACAGTCAGGTGCTATACGGCCCCGATCCGGCGAGCCGGCGGGGAGGGGGGTATCCCCCCAGGGCGATCATCCGTACCAGCGCTCGAACTGGACCTCGGTGGCCTTCAGTGCCGCGCCGGCCAGGTCGGCGGCGTGCTCGCCTGTGACCCCTGCGGCGATGACCTTGAGCACATCGACGAGCAACGCGTCCTCGCGTGTGTGTGCGTCTTCGGGGTCGTTGGCCGCATCGGCTATGGCCTGTACCCGCTGCCGCACATGGGAGACGTCCATGCCTGCCTCCCTCGGCCCTTGGGTGGCTGGCTGGCCGCGTTGCCTGGTGGTCTACCGCCTGCGGCTGCCGACGTTGGCTCGTGATCCGGTGTATGTGCCTGTGGCCCTGCGGTGTAGAAGCTGGCAGTAGCCCTTGGCCCTGCTGCCCATGTACTTGTGGAGCTGGCGGGTGCACCGGGTCCAGTCGCCGGCCGTTCCCCATCGGATCTTGGCTGCGCCTGGTCCGCTGGTCCAGTACCTGCGGAGTGTGGCCGCGTTGCCGCGGCTGCCTCGTCCTCGACTTGCCACAGTGGATCACTCCTCTTGCGGCGCGGGCTGCTGTTCGTCTACCCGCTGGATGGACGCTCCTTGCCCGCTTGGTACTGCGAGGCAAACACCGTGGTCGTCGGCGAGGATGGCCCAGCCGGCTTCGAAGCGGAGGGTGAGGGCCGGGTCTTCGATGAGGAGGTCGTCCCGCTTTTGATCGCGGGGGTGGACGATGAGGTAGGCGGGCATGGTCACCTCAGTCCGGGGTGGTGTTCGGGCGGCCTCTTCCGTCCGGGCCGGGGGTTGGCGCGCTGGGCGTCGTTACCTTCCTGGCTGGATTTCTGGTCGTGGCAGGGGCCGCACACGCCTTGGAGTGCCGTCTCGCTGTGATCGTCGGTCTTGGCCTGGATGTGGTCGCAGAACCTCGACGGCCGCACGCCGCACAGCTTGCAGATCGGGTCGCGGGCGAGGATGCGGGCGCGGATCTTGTCCCAGCCGGAGGGGAGTCGCGCCTTGCGGTCGCTGCTCTTCCAGCCGCCGCTCATCCCAGGCGCTCCGGGGCGGTCGCGGCTCGGAGGGGGAAGTCTTCCTCGTCGAGCGCGCGCATCGTGTGGGTGAGTAGACCTCGCAGCAGGGCGCGTTCGCGCGAGCTGTCGGGGATGCCGCCGGGCTGGTCGACGACGCTAAACGTCTGCCCGTCGGACCAGGCGTACACCAGTGTGGTCGGCCGCTGCTTGTAGGCGGCGGCGTACTCGTTGAGGGTGCGCATCAGGTCTTCACCATCGATGGCGTGGCAGAGGCCGCAGATCCGCACGGACGCTGACGCGTTGGCGGGCTTGTTGTACCCCCAGGCGTGCTCGCACAGGTCGCTGGCAGCGAGTGGTTCGGTGGCCATGGCGCGGGCCTTCCGGATCGTAGGGGTCAGGGTCGCCTGCTCCACCACCACACGCCGAGCGTGTCGCCGCGCATCGCGTCGACCCGCCCGCCGAGTCCGGCGAGCACGCCGTCCATGTCGTCGGCGTCCCAGTGGTGGACGTGCTCCTCGTGCGGGTTGCCGTCGACCTCGCCCTGCGGGGCTTCGACGATCGGCACGCTGACGAGGATGTTCCAGCAGCCGGCCATCTCCGCCTTCTGCAGCAGGGCCACCGCGTCTTCGCGGGGCATGTGCTCCAGGACGTCGCCGAAGATGACGAGGTCCCGGTGGAACAGGTGGTCGGGGGCTTCGCGCGCGTCGAGGTTGTGGATCTCGTCGTACCGGTCGGTCCGCTTGGCCGTGTTCTTCAGCCCGTACTTGCGGATGTACGGCTTGTGGATCTCGATGGCGGTCCACCACACGCCGTGATGCGCCGGCCGGAACAGGCGGGCGTAGGTTCCTTCGCCGGGCCCGACGTCGCATACGGTGTCCGGCTTGTGCTGCTCGAACAGGCGGAGGGACCAGTCCTTGCCCTCGCTGATGCTGGTAGGCATGGTCGTCTCCTAGTAGACGGTGATCGTTCCGGCCCGGTAGACGGGCGCCTCCAGGCCGGCCGCCCACGTCAGCCACACCCGGTAGTCACCGGGGGTAAGCGTCACCACTCCACCTGACGGGCCGATGAGAATCCGGGCATGCGGCAGGTGCCACTCCCCCGTCAGCCAGTCTTCGGTGACGGGGTTGCCGGTAGCCGAGGTCGGCAGGAATGCGAATTTGGGCGGGGCTGCCGGGTTGAGACTGCTGCCCCCTGCCGTCGACGTGGCCGTCACCTTGACGAATTCGGTGGAGGTGGCGGCTATCTCCATGGCGCGCTCACCATCCATCCCGTTTGCGGCCGGCCGTCGGCGAAGTCGACGTCGTTATTGTCCGGGCCCGTGCTGTCGGCGCCGAGTTCGCTCGCGGCGTCCAAAGTGGCACCGATCTGCCCGGCAAGGATCGTGGCTGCTGTACATCCGCCGTCGGCGGTGAGGCTGGCAGCCGACAGGTATATGGGGACTGCGGTGGAGACGACTGCCCCGTCGGCGGTGAGGCTGGCGGCGGCAGTCCATACGGCGCCGTCGGAGAGGGTGTTGAAGTTGTCCCATTCGGCGTAGTCCGCTGCTCCGGCGTCGCGGTGGGCGCTCATGTCGAGGGCGCAGGTGCCGATGCCGGTGGTGACCCAGGCTGGGGTGGCGAGGGTACGCCGGTTGGTCCACGTGGTGCCGTCTGGCGACGTGTCCCAGTAGACGCTGGTGCCGTCCTCGCGCAGTCGCAGCCACTTGTGGTCGGTGCCCGAGTAGGTGAGGGACACGGCGTCGGGGTCGTAGTAGCCGACTTCGTTCGTGCAGCGGAGTAGGCCGGTGATGGCGCTGTAGATGAATCCGAGCCTCGTGCCGTCAGTGCCTGAGTTGACGAGGAGTCCGCAGTACGCCTCGGTCGCTCCGACTCCGGAGGGCACGGTGGCGAGCTGTACGTAGATGGTGGCTCCGGCGAGCGTCCACGAGTAGGCGGTCTGGTAGCCAGCGTAGCCGAGGCCGCAGGGGATGCGGGCGCGTCCGCCGGTTTCGGTGACGCCGCCGTAGGAGTTGCCCCAGTTCGGGCCGATGACGTTGTCGTTGAAGTTGTCGATCAGCGTCGAGAGGGAGGGCATGCTGCCTCCCTAGGACAGCGAGAAGGTGAGCGCTGCGGCGGGGATGCGGAGTTCGTCGCCGGCTGCGACTGTTCGGGGCTCGGCGAGCGGCCCGTACCAGAGTCGGACGGGGGTTCCGGCGTTGTCCCAGACTTCGATGCCGACGACGGTCACGGCGGGCATGCCGGTCCAGACGAGGTCGGCGCTGTTGCTCGTTGCGCCGTTGGCTGCGGCGGCGACGGTGAGGTTCTTCCGCGCGTAGGAGCCTCCGGTGACTTCGGTGCCCGCGGTGGTGTCGGAGCCGTTTGCGGTGACGAGTGCCACTTTCAGTGGGGTGGAGGGCGCGGTCGCGGCCAGGCCCATGATGAAGTCCAGGGCGCGGTTCTCGGCGGTGTTGCTGAGGTTGTCGGCCACGCGCGGCCTCCTTCTGCTGGGCGCCGCGTGGCGCGGATGGGGAGTCCCGCCGTCCGGGGACCGGAGTGAGCGCGGACGACGGGACGATCAGGCGGCGCCTTGTGCGGCGGCGGCGTTCTCGCGGGCCTTCTTGTGGGCCTCGGCGATCTGCTGCTGGCTGTAGATGCGGCGCCCGTGTTCGTCGTGGCGGGGGTTCGCGAGGAGTCCGCGGCGTTCCCACGCGTAGATGGTCTGCCGGTTGCGGCCGGTGAATGCGGCGGCTTGGGCGATGGTGAACCAGAGGCCGCCTTCGGCTTGGTCGCCGGCCATCCGGCCGTCGGTCTGGTGCTGGTCGTCGGGTCGGGCCATCGGTGCACCCTCCTGACATGCAGAAACCCCCGCACGGTGGCGGGGGTTGAAGTTCTGGCGGTGGGCACAAAGGTCCCACTGGCACCAAAGTATGCACTGCAGGTCAGCGCGTTGCAAGCAGATCGCCGATCACTGCTGGTTGTTGGTCTTGGCCCAGACGTCGCGGGACGGTCGGGGTCACCTGGCCCAGCGGCGGGGTTCGTAGTCGGTGGCGGCGCCGAGGATCGCCATGGCGACGGCTTGCCGGTCCAGTCCGGCGGCGACGGCTTCCTCGATGATCTGGTTGGCCTTCTTGCTGCTGCCGCGGCCGAGGAATCCGCCGCGCTGGAGCTGGCGGCCGGCTTCCTGGATCTGTTCGGGGGTGGGCTTGGGCATGGTCACAGCCCCCTCTTCGCGGCCTTCTTGAACCGCTTCGGGAGCTGCCTCTCGGCGTCGATGACGGCCTGGTTGAGGCGCTGGTACTGGGGGGTTTCGTGGGTGATTCCGGCGGCGGCCTCGCGGGCGGTGTTCTCGGCGAGGGCGGCCTTGGCGCGCTGGTAGGCCGCGACGAGGCGGTTCTCGTCGGCGTACACGGCGAGTTCTTCGCGGGTGGGCTTGGGCATGGTCGTCTCCTTAGATGTTGTGGGTGTGGGCGTGGTGGGCGGCGCGGTCGAGGGCGAGGAGGACGGGCGCGGCGCTGGTCAGGGCGGCGTTCCAGGACGGGATCGTCTCGGCGTCGGCGAACTGGTCCTGGATGCGGTCGAGGAGGTACACGCAGGCGTCGTCGGCGAGGTGCCGGTCGCCGTGGGCTTCGAGGCGGATGCCGCGGATGGGGCAGACGGCGCCGGACTCGTCGAAGAGGTTGTCGCGGCACCAGCCGTCAGTGGCGATCCGCTGGCGGGCCCGGTGGAGGAGGTCGGCGATCGGCGTCTGGTACGGGCTGGGTTCGGCGGCCGGCGTGAGCGCTGGCGGCAGGGTCTGGGCGATGTGCGGGATGGGGTCGGCGCCGGGCAGGTGCGCGGTGTTGACCTCGAACACGATCGCGGCCTGGTCGAGGCGGACCGTCATCGCGGCGTCGACCAGGGCGAGCCGGGCGTCGAGGTCGAGGACGGCCGGGGCCAGCCGCTGGGCGGTGATGGTCATCGGCCAGCCTTGCCGTTCTTGCACTTCTTGGGGCAGGGCACGGTTCGCTGGACGCCGCCGAACGCGGTGTACAGCACCTTCCTGCCCTGGCAGCACCAGCACAGGCCGCGGGCCCGTGCCTCGTCGGGCGAAAGGGCTCCGTTCTGCGCTTCCCATTCCTGGTCGGTCATCGTGCGGGGCATGATGGGGGTCTCCTCGTCGATCTTCGGGTGGGCGGGTGAGACCGGGGCGCCCCTGGTGGCTGCCAGGCTTGAAGGGGCGCCCCGGGCGTAGCTATCGGCGGCTGCCGGCCTTCTTGCGGTCTCCGGCGCGGGCCCGGTCGAGGGCCTGCTGCGAGGTGGGGGCGGCGTACTGCCGGCCGGGGGTGGCGATGTTGCGGACGCCGACGGGCGGCTTCTCGTAGACCTTGCCTTCCTGGGCGAGGAGCCTGGAGGCGCTGAGGTGGCCGGTCATCCATTCGCCGGTGAGCCGGGACTGCCGGTCGAAGGTGTGGGCCGAGTACAGCTGGGCGTCTTCGTAGGTCTGGTAGGCGTCGGCGACGTTGCGGAGGGTGTAGACGGTCTTGCCCTTGCTGAGCCAGCGGTTGAGGTCTTTGGCGCCCCTCTTGGTGGGCTCCCAGGTGCGTCCGGACATGATCGGTCTCCTGTCTGGTTGGTGATAGTTTGTTCCCGCTGCTCAAGGCTGCTCAGCGGGCGTTGTTGCAGGTCAGGGCTGCTCAGGTGCCTGATCAGATGCTGCTCAGAGCAGTCGGTGAGCAGGTCGTGAGCAGCGGCGTGAGCGGCTGTGACCTGCGGGTTTGCTGGCTGATCAGGGCTGAGCAGGCCCTGATCAGGGGTGCATTCTTCGCGTAACGGTCACAGCAGGTTGGTGAGCTTCGCGAGCTTGTAGCCCCGCGGGTTCTGCTCTTCACCGATCCGGCCGAGCGTCTCCGGCGAGCCCGCGCCCAGCTCCTTCAGCCGCGTCTTCAGCCCGTCGACCGTCCAGTGGTTGTAGGCGTCGTCGTAGTCGCGGAGCGCCAGCAGCAGCACCTCGGTCTTCATCCGGTCGACGCCCGCCTTCTCCATCACGGCGACCGCGTCCTCGATGACGACACGCCCCGGCCCCTCGACGACGAGCCCCTCGGACGGTTCGGCGTCGCACAGACGGAGCAGCTGCTCCCAGCCGAGGAGCTTCGGCAGCGGCATCCCGATGTCGGGCAGGTCCACGTCGTGCATGGCCCGCAGGGAGTCCTGGTCGGGCTCGACGAACCCGGCGTCCCGCCGCTCGGCGGCCAGCTTCTTCAGCCGATCGGAGGGAGTGGGGTGGATGGCGTACTCGATCGGCTCGTCGGCCATGCCGGGCACGCCCTGCACGAAGATGTGGCCCGCATCCTTCGGGTCGGTGTCGGTGGCCGGCGACAGCTTGTGCGGCAGCCAGCCTTCAGCGACAGCGCCGTCACCGAACACGGCCCGGGTGTCGCCGACCTTGCAGGGCCCGACCGCCTTCAGGGCGATCATCTGGGCGATGTTCTCGCCCAGGTACAGCTTGGTGCCGCCCTGCGAGGCGAGGATCAGGGTGACGGCTTCCTTCCGGCCGACGAGGAGGAGTTCGAAGGCGAGCCGCTTGGCCAGCTCGGAGCCCTTCGGGAACTCGTCGAAGATCACGGTGATGTGAGGGTGCTGCTTGCTGATCTTCCACTTCTTGCCCATGCCGAGCTTCGCCCGCAGCCGGGCGCGGCCCTTGGACAGCATCAGCAGGAACAGCAGTGCGGCTTCGATCTGCTGGTGGCTGCGCGCGGTGACACGGACCGCGTCGTGCAGGTCTTCCAGACCGTCGCCGTGCGGGTCGAGGTCGAAGGTGATGTTGTCGTAGCAGGCGGTCGTGATCTCTCCGATGGCCTGGAGCATGCCGGTCTTGCCGCCGCCGGACGCCGCGACGACGAGCCCCATGACGCCGGCGAAGGCGGCCTCCAGCGGGTCCCCGCCGCCGGACGTTCCGAGCCGGGACTTGTCGGTGATGCTGATGGACTTCGGGCCGCGGTAGGGCAGGCCGGGGGCGGTCGCGAACGGGTTGCCGTCGACGAGGCGGACGATGGCGCAGGCCCGGCGTTCGACCATGGGCTGGGGGCGGACGCCGTTGGTCGGCAGGTCGAAGCGGGTCTCCAGGGCGCCGGCCTTGGCGATGATGACCTCGGGGGTGCCCTCGTAGACGCGGACCTTGCACTGCCAGCCCCACGGCTGCCGCTCCATGTCCCACACCTCGGCGGCGGGCACGTTCTCGGCGACCATGGCGAGGAGTACGCACACGGCGGCCTGCTGCGGGGTTTCCGCCCGGCGGATCGGGAACGGCTTGGCCCCTTCGGGCAGGTCGTCCAGGGTGATCGATCCGTGGGTGCGGACGGTGTCGTCGGCGGGCAGACCCAGCGCGGTGTCGGCGTCGGGCTTGCTGCGGTCGCGGCCGTGGAAGGCCCCGATCCCCCACGCGCCGAGACCGGCGAGGACGTCGAGCCACAGGCTGCCGGTGACGACGCCGAAGCCGGCGCCGCCGGCGACGGCGGTGGCGACACCGGCGGACTTCCCGGTGTACACGAGGCGGTGCCGCTTGTACTCGGCGCGGAGTTCGGCCCGCCTGTCCTTCAGCCGGGCTTCCTGGGCGACGTCGCCGTCGGCTTCGCGGATGGCCCGGTTCGTGGAGGCGATCATCTGCGGGTAGTCGTCGTGGAACCGGTCGATCCAGCGCCGGCCGAGCTGCCGGTAGCCGCGGACGGTGTGCGGCAGCAGCGCGATCCGCGCGACCTTGTTGGTGGTGGCGGCGACGGCCCGGGCGGAGTCGGCGATCTTCTTGCGGTCGGTCGGCTGATCCTTGAAGACGGGCGTCGCCGCAGGCGGCGGGACCAGTGTCAGGGTGGGGCGCTCGTCAGGCAGCGGGGTGGCCATGAGGGGTCAGTCCTTCTTCTGCTCGAGGCGAGCCTGGGCGCGGGCGATGGGTGCATAGGGAGCGGTCTGGCCGGCCCTTCGGACGGGCGGAGTGCCGCCGTTGTTGCGGCGCCCGTCGGGGGCTTCCGGGTCCTTCTTGGCGCGGGGGCCCTTTTGGGATTCGATCAGGGACAACGGGCCCTCTATGGGCATCTCGGCGACGACCTTGGCGCGGGCCTGCTGGGCGCGGGACGCGGCTTCGAGTTCGAGGGTGATACCGACGGTCTTGCAGCCCGTCTTGCGGTACCAGGCTTCGGCCCAGATCTGCTCGGTGACGAACTCCTGTCCGCGTGCCGAACGCATGGCGTCGGCGATCTCCCACACCTCTCGGTGGTGTGTCTTGCGGTCATCGTCGCGGCGCCGCTGCTCTTCCTCCGCGCGGGCCTGGGCGGCGGCCTTGTCGGCGGCGGCGCGGGCTTCGGCGGCCTGCTTCTCGGCGCGGGCCTTCTCCCGGGCTGCTTCCTCTTCGCGGCGGGCGCGCTCGGCCGCCCGCCGCTCCCGGAAGGAGGGGATGCCGTCGGCCTTCTGGGCGATGCCGTGCTCGTAGGCCATGAGGACGATCGGCCCGCCGAGGGAAGCGATAGCGCCGATGAGGCCGGCGTTGAAGCCGATGGCGGGGTCGGTCATCCCGCCGTGCAGGTTGATCGCGGCGGCGATCGCGGCGGAGACCATGATGCCGATCCGGTACGGGGCGACGTCCCGCCGGTGGGCGACGGCCCACGCGGCACCGAACGCCAGCACGAGAGCGAGTCCTTCGAGGAGGGCCGGCGCGGCGATCAGGAAGGGCCGCTCGCGGTCCCAGAAGTGCATGAACTGCACGGGCGCGGCGATGATCAGGCCGACGGCGTAGATGCCGCGCGCGCCCCACTTCCACCAGCGTTCCGACCGCTCCTGCTCGGCGAGCCGCTGGGCTTCGGAGGCTTCCTCCTCGGCGGCGGCCTTCTGCGCCTTCTCCTGTTCGGCGTTGGCCTTGGCGGTCTCGGCGGCCTTCCGCGCGAGGTGCGCTGCGTGGTCGGCTTTCTCCTTCTCCAGGCGCATGGCGGCGCGCTCGTTGGCGATCCGCTGCTTCTCCGCCTCCTCGGCGGCCTTGATCTTCTCGGCTTCGGCCTTGCCTTCGGCTTCGATACGGGCGGCTTCGGCGTCGGCGGCGGCGCGGGTCCGGATTGCCTCCGCCTCGGCCAGCGCCCGCGGGTCAAAGCCGTGGCCGTTGACCTTCTCGATGGACGTGGCGGTCACGGTGGATCAGTCCCTTCGTGTTCAGGCGGTGGCGGGCTTGGGGGTGGCCGGCCGGTGGCGCAGCCAGGCGATGGCGGCGGCGAGCAGCCACGCGGAGGTGGGGACGGCGCCGAGGATGGCGCCGAACCCGGCAAAGGTGGCGGTGACCGGGGCGATAGCGGCCGGCCACAGGCCGACGACCAGCAGGTACAGGGGCAGCAGCGCCCACGCGATGATGCGGAACATGACGACCTTCCGGGGTCGGGCGGATGGTGGGGGTCTGGTCGGTGCCCCGGGCCGGAGTCGATCCGGCACCCTCGCGGCGTGATCCGGGGCGGTTGGTCAGCGGGCGTTCTCGTCGGACAGGTGGCGTTCGACGGCGGCGATGATCTCGGCGTGGTCGAAGGCGAGCGGCGGGAGGTCGTTCAGGGGCCACCAGCGGACGTTCACCGCGTCGTCACCGGCCTCGATGGGGGTGCCGGGGATGACGGTCAGGTGGTAGGCGACGGTGACGTACCGGCCCCGCGGGTCCCGGTCGGGCCGGTCGAACACGCCGATCTGGTCCAGCTCGTGGGGCATGGCGTACACGCTGGCCTCCTCGGCCAGCTCGCGGACGGCGGCGGCGCGGGAGGTCTCGCCCTTGTCGATGTGTCCGCCGGGCAGCGCCCACTCGCCCTTGTGGGGGTCCCAGCCGCGCTCGATCAGCAGGACGTATCCGTTGGTGGTGGTGACGACGATGTCGGCGGTGTAGCGGATGGCCTCGAGGTTCTCGGTCTCGGACATGGGTTCCTCTCGGGTTGGTGGTCCGGGCTGTCCGGCCCCACCGCATCCCCGCGGAGCGTGCCGCGGGGGATGGAAGGGCAGGTCAGCGCTTCTGGCCGGTGGTGCTGACGTTGGAGCCCTCGACCGTGCCGCCTCGGACTTCGGCGAGAGCGGCCTTGTGGGCGGCGGCGTGGATCTGCTGGGGGGTCATGCCGGCCGGGCCGAACGTGTCGGGGTAGACCGTGATCAGGTCGCCGGACTTGGTGCGGACGTTGACCTCGGCGTCGTAGCGGTGGGTCGTCATGGCGTGCTCCTCTCGGTTGGGTGATCAGTGGGCGGTGCGTGCCCCGGGCCCGATTCGGTCGGGCGCCGTCGCGGCTGGGCCGGGGCTGCTGGTGTCACCACCAGCGGATCTTGCGGCGGTCAGGGCAGCCGTTCTTCGCGTGGTCCTCGCACGGCCCGCACGGCTCGTTCTGCGGGCCGAGCCCGAGCCAGTTGCCCTTGTGGAGTTCGGCGTGCTCCTCGCACTGCAGGCAGCGGTCGTCAGCCATCAGGCGGCGATCACCTTCGGCTTCGTCTCCTCGCTCTCGGCGAGGGCCACCTGGAGGCGCAGCACCTCGAGCTGCAGGTCGGTCTTCGCGGCGGACAGCTCGTCGACGCTGCGCTGCAGCCGCTCGGCGTGGTCGGCCATCGTGCGCAGCGACTCCGTGGTGCTGGTGATCAGCGAGACGGCGGTGCGGTGCGGCAGGTCCGGGTTGGTGATGTCGGCGTTCTCGACGTCGGCGATGTAGCGGCGGGCGTCGCGGACGCGCAGGGCGGTCAGGTCCATGGGATTCCTCTCGGGAGTGGCGGTGCGGTGGGCGGGTCAGGCGGCGGCCGGGTAGTCGAAGCCGTCCAACTCGGCGACCAGGTCGGCGTCGAGGCCAGCCGCGTACCGGCGGACGGCGGCCATACGGGCCGGGTCACCGGACCGGCGAGCCTCCGCATACTCGGCAAACACCTCGGAGATCGACATGGTCAGCGCCTCGGCGACCGAGACCGCGGTACGGAACCGGCGGCCCAGGTCGGTGTGGGCGTGATCGGCGGAGAACAGGAACGGAGACATGGGGGTGCCCTTTCGGGTGCAGTGGGAAGGTGGAGGGGCGGGTCAGGCGGTGACGGGGGTCAGCTCGAAGCGGGTGACGGTGACGATCGCCGGGTCCACGTCCTCGCATGCCTGGTTGACGAAGTGCTGGCGGAGCAGCTCGTGGTCGACGGGCGCGGACAGGTCGAACTGACCGTTGACGTACCGGCGCCGGGTCGTCTCGCAGGCGTCGGCGATCCGGAACGCGGGCGGGGTGTGCTCCGGGATGTAGGTGCTGGGGAACTCGACGGTCAGGTCGTAGTCGTAGCGGCCGGGCTTGATGATCTTGGAAGAAGGCATGGCTGATCTCCTCGGTTGGTCATGCCGGGATGGGTTTGGGTGCCGCGGGGGCGGGACGGGGGCTGGACACCGCCCCCGCGGCGGTCAGGGTGGCCCTAGCGGGGCCGGTTGGAGGACTGCCGGTTCTTCTCGGCGAGCGCCTTGTGCATCCGCTCACGGTCGGCGTCGGTCACGACGCCTCCCGCACCAGGCGCAGGTGACGGGCGGGCCGGCGGGTGGGCGACGGGCCAACCGTCTCCAGCAACCGCGTCAGCCGCTCGACACCCGCCTCCGACAGGGTCAGCCCCCAGCGGAACGTGTCATCGGTCGTCGCCAGAGGCGCAGCCACGAACTCGTCGGACGGATCCGGGTCGAACTCGCGCAGCGCACGGGCCAGATTATGGGCGGCGGCAACCGAACGGAGGGTGCGCTCATCCATCACGACTCCGCCTCCGGAAGGTGGGCGTCGCCGTCACGGTGCGCGTAGGCGGCGAGGGCACCCGGCTGGTAGGGCTGGCGGACGATGGCCATCAGGTCGTCCGGCCACCAGCCGAGGAACACCTCGTCGACCGCGACGGTCAGCTCGACGTCGGGGGCGTTCACCGCTCCCCCGCCCGCACGACCACTAACCGGTCGCTGTCGAGGTCCATACGGACGGTGGCGGGCTGGCCCTGCGCGGTGAGCTCGGCGGCCTTCTCCTCCGCCGGCCACGACCCGCGCGGGCCACCAGCCGGGAAATCGGCCAGAATCTCGCGGCCCGCCATCACGCGGCCTCGATGAGATCGAGGCGGCCGGCGGCGTCGAGCTGGCAGCGGCACATCCGCATCTCGTCCTGCGCCGCCAGACAACCGTCGAAGTCGGCGCAGGCCGCGAGGGCACGGCAGTGGTCGGCGGCGTCCAGGTAGCGGACGGCGGCCAGCCGCAGCTCCAGCCGGTCCATCGCCTCGACGGCGGCGGGCGGCAGCGGCGCGGTCCGGGCGCTCACCGGCCGGCCCCCCACTCCAGCGCGATGGCGTGGAAGTCCTCGTGCAGGCGCCCCAGGTCGCCGGCCAGGCCGCGGGTCGGCGCCAGGCTGGCCAGGGCCAGGGTCTCGTCGGCCAGCTCGCTGAAGATCCGGGCGATGGCGGGGCGGTCGCCGTCCCACAGCGCCTCGGCCAGCGCGGCGAGGTGGGACGGGGTCGGGGTCTGGGTGGGGGTTTCGGTGGTCGACATCACGCAGCCTCCTCGGCGGCAGACGGGGCGTCCGTCGAATTCAGGACGGACTCCGGGATACGGAGGGCGCCGGTCGCGCCATCCCCGGGCTTGACCTCGGCGCCGCGCAGATAGTCCGTGACGGACGCCTCGGCGATACGGAAGGTGGGCCGCTCGGCACCGGTGGCGATGTCGATGGCCGCCAAGCGGCCCGAGGTGATGAGCCGACGCACGTGCTGCGGCGTACTGCCGATGCGGCGTGCGACCTGCCCGGTGGTCAGGAAGTCGCCCGTTGGGGCGACAGAAGTGGGTGTCACTAGGTGCTCCCCTGCGGTCGACTGGGGTGGACACCATGAGAGAACCACACGCTCTAGAGCAGTGCAATAGCTCTAGAGCGCGTGGAGCAACTTCAAGACACCAAAAGGCCCCCACCCGGATGGGGTGGGGGCCGTAATGCACAGGTCAGCGACTGAAGTCGTACACCAAGAGGAATCGTGAAGCGTCCAGAATCATTCGGTTGAACTCAACCACGCGACCGTCCTCCTGCATCGCAAGGCGGTGCTGTTCGACCACAGGAGCACCCGCCGCCAGGTGGAGGTCGTCCGCCTCCTCGGGCGTTGCGATCCGGCAGCGGACCTGCTCGCTGAACTCGACCGGCTTGTGGCCGGCCTCTTCGAGGCGGCCGTAGATGCCGCCTTCCCCCGTGTCGACTTCGGTGATTCGCGTGTCCCGCGCGAACTCGTCTGGGATGTACGACGTCGCCCTCATGACGGGCACCGCATCCACGGCGTACTTACGATCACGTCGCCATGCCTTACTCCCAGGCTCAAGCCCCAGGACGCGAGCAATGTCGTCCGGTACGCGAGGGAAGTCGACCTGTGGCTCGATCACTTCCCATTGACGCCCCTCGACGTCGACGTCCCACATCGATCGGGCTTCACCCCATTGCTCCGGATAGAGCCGCTTCAGCGCGTTACGCACGATGGGCTTCCACTCGGCCAGGAACCACCCGGCTCCCTGTCGTGCCTCGACAAGCCCTTCGTCTCGAAGCGCCGCCAGCGCCTGCCGGAGGGTCATCAGGGAGACCCCGTAGTGCTCACGCAGAGCTCGCTCCCCTGGCAGCTTGCGCTTCTGGTCGAACTCGCCGGCCTGGACGCGCGTTCGCAGGTCGTCGGCGACCCCCCGGTACTTGTGCGACTCGCCGGACTTGGGTGACACAGGCTCTCCTTAGGGATGGGGTTCTAGAGCAAAGCTACCCGCTCTACATCGGCGCTGGTCAATGGACACCTTGCCGACTTCCCTATCAAGCTCTGGCGTCGATTGCTCTAGAGCGCTACGGTGGCGTAGCCATCGCGTCGCTGTGAGTACAGCCACAGCGGAAGGGAGCGTCTGCACGCATGCATATCCGCCGAAAGCCGAAGCACGAGAGCGGCATCAAGTGCGTCATACACAAGACCTACTCGCTCGACTGCGACGACTACGAGGCACTGTGGGCGCGTAGCGGGGGCCTCTGCGAGGCATGCGGCTACGAGCCAGACCGCCGCGAGCGCGGACTCGTCATCGACCACGATCACAAGTACGGAGACGCGGCCGTCCGTGGACTGATCTGCCGGTGGTGCAACGCCGCCCTCGGAAGGCTGGAGAACCCCGACATCAACCCGGCCTTCGGTTCCGGCGGCCCTGGCGTCTGGTTCCAGGGGTACCTCCGGCGCGCTTGGTTCGTCCGCACCCCACAATCACAAGCGACTGGCCGCACCCTGGTCGATCGCCAGCAACTTGGTCCGGAGCTCAAGAAGTGGCGCAGCTACAACAAGGCGCTCTTCTCCGCGAGCCCGGGAACCGCCCTGGTCCCCCTCGACAAGGCGTCCGTCACTGCCGAGATCCTGCGGGAACAGATGAGCCCGCAAGCGTTCGGCGCCCTCGTTCGATCAATCAACACCCTGGCCAGCGACACCAAGGCCCGGGGCGCCTCCACCTGAGAACGCGAACGGCCGGGCGCTACCAACGCCCGGCCTGTTCTTCACCAGCGGTGCCGTCCGCTGATCACCAATCCCACCCAAGGAACTGGAGTACGCCATGACCTTAGCGCAAGCCTGCCCGGACGCCCAGCGGAAGACGTCCCCCGACTACCTCATGAACGCCCCACTCCCCCAGCTGCTGGCTGAGCATGGCGTGGAGGTGGTGGAGGTGGAGGCGGAGCCTGGTTTCACGGGCGGTACCTACGCCCGCCCGGACGGCAGTCTGTTGTTTGTCCGTCCGGCTGGCCGGCCTGTCGCGGAGTGGGAGATCACGGCGCGGGCGCTGCTGGGCCGGGCGTTGCGGGTGCCGTTGCCGCCTCTGCCGGCGCCGTTCGAGGTGACGGAGCTGCCGGTGTCCGGCTGAGCATGCGTGAAGGGCCCCGCTCCGATCCGGAGCGGGGCCCTTCGTCGTTCAGCGGGTCACGCCGCCGCGCTCCGTTCGATCGCGTCCGAATTCAGCTCTGCGTCCGTCCATGCGGTTCCGCAGGTTGCGCACCGCGTGTAGGCGTCATGATCGGTGCGGCTCAGTGTGATCATCTGGCAGCGCGGGCAAGGCCGGCTGACGGCGCGGGTGCGGACCTCGACCCGGGCTATGCCGCGGATGGCCCACGCGAGGTCTCGCAGCTCGGTCGCCATCTCGCCGATCCAGGGCTGCTGGCTGGCCCAGCCGAGTTGCCCGGTGAGCCAGCCGGCGAGGGCGGTCGAGGTCCAGGTGTCGGGCCCGTTGAGGCGTCGTTCTTCGGCGATGAGGCGCGTCCAGTCCCCCAGCGTTCCGATGATGGGCCGTTGTCCGGTTTGGTCGCCGTGGGGGTCGTGGACGGCGCCGTGGGCGGCGGGCCCGATCAAGTTGAGGGTGTCCATCCGGCACGGCAGGGGTGCTTCGCGGGTGCCGGTGCGGCTGGTGTCGCCGGTGCGTTCGCGGTGGAGGCTGCCGTCGCGGAGGACGATGAGGGCGGCGGGGATGGCGGCGAGTTGGGCGCGCATCCGGTGGACGCACGGGTCGCAGACAAGCTGGCCGGCGGCTTCTTCGTGGTCGCGGAGGTCGCGGCTGCAGTGCGGGGCGATGCAGGCGGTCATCGTGGCTCCTTGCGGCGTGCGGTGGTTCAGGTGGGGAGGTGCTGGCTGAGGTGTTCGCTGTAGGCGGCGAGGGCGCGGGCGATGATCACGCCCCAGCCTTCGGGGTCGCGTGGGCGGCCGGCGGCGTCCCATTCCTCGCCGAGGTCTTGGAGGACGTTCCAGTAGGCGCGGCAGGAGTCGCAGGTGCTGGTGGACTCCTGCCGCTGCCAGGTCACGGCTGCTCCCGGTCGGCTTCGTCAAGGAGGCGGAGGGCGTGGGTGAGGAGCGCGCGGCAGATGGCACGGTCGCGCGGGTCGGCGGGCGCGTTCCGGTCGACGTCGATGAGCAACCAGGTGCCATCGGATTGGGCATCGGTGGCGAAAGTGAGGCGGGGTCCGTATTCGCGGACGGGGATGCGCGGGAGTTCGAGCCCGAAGGCGTCGCGGTTGATGCTCACAGCGCCTCCCCGGTCTTCTCGCCGCCCCACCAGCGGCGGTCGTCGGCGGCTGCCTCGGCGATGGTCGGGCCGTTGTCGTGGGCGGGCGTGAAGGGTGGGTGCCCGAATTCGCAGAGGACTTCCTGGAGGTCGGTGATGGCCGCGCGGTAGCCGTCGCCCCACTCTGTACGGGCGGTGATCTCTTCGCTGGCGAGTTCCGTGACGGCCTGGAGGGTGCCGGTCAGCTTGCTAATCGTCAGGGCCCGGCGGACGGCTTTGCGTCGCCACGTTTCGGCCTGTTGGCGCACGTCGGTGGTGTCAACGGCCGGGGCGGGCCCGTTGACCCACCAGCGTCCGCCACCGTGGTCGGCGTGGCTGCCCTGGTGGCCCGGCCGGAGGACGCACTCGGTGCGGTGCCCCAGAGGGCCGGGCGAGATGTTGCCGCAGTACTCGGCGGGCTGGTTGGTCACGCAACGCTCCTTGGCTGGTCGAGGTCGAGGTCGTCGAAGCGGATGATGCGGCGGCGTAGGGCGATGACGACGGCGTGGGTGCGGGATCGGGCGCCGAGTCGCACGGTGGCTTCCTTCAGCCGCAGGTGGACGCCGCTTTCGGTGGTGTTGCCGAGTCGGGCGGCGATCTGCCGGCTGGTGTAGCCGGACGCGGCGAGGCGGAGGGCTGCCAGCTGGCCGGGGGTGAGGGGCTGCCCGGGGACGCTGGGACTTCTCACGGCCGCCTCCTGCGGTCGACGTTGCCGCGGTGGTCGAGGAGTCCGTCGGCGCGGGCGAGGAGGAGCAGGGCGCGGCGGAGGACGCTGCCGGCGCGTTCTCCGCGGCGGGTGTAGGCGGCGAGGATCGCGGCGGAGCCGTCGTCGGGCTGCCAGCGGACGGGCGGGCGGGTCATGACGCCTCACCGTCGAGTTCGTAGTCCTTGGCGAAGTCGACTGCGCGCACGGCGGTGTACATGCCTCGGCACCGGACTACCCAGTCGCCGGGTTCGAGGGGCGCCCATTCGCGGCGGGGGGTTTCGAGCAGTCTCGCCGTCGCGTCGATGTTGTCGACTTCAAGCTGTTCGTTGTCGCCGATGATCGTGAAGCGGAATCCGGCGAACTTGCGCAGCTCGGTTTCGTTGTCGCCGGTCCACTGCACCGCTAGGACCGGGGTAGGGCGGCGGCGGTATCGCGTACTCATGTGCTACTCCATGGGGCTGCTGTTGGGGTGGAAGTGGCTGGGTTACAGCTGGTCGGTGGCGAGCTGCACATCGGTGATGGTGTGGAGTTGGATGGCGGTGAGTCCTTGGCCGCGGAGGTCGCGGAGTCGGGGGTCGTCGAGTTCCTGGTCGGTCCAGATGGGGTCGCAGACCGGGAGCGGATCGGCGGTCACGGGGCGCTGCCGTTGATCTGGCGGGCGACGGCGAGGGCCCACGGGTTGATCTCGCCCTCGTCGTCTCCGTCGGCCTGGTCGAGGAGGAGGTCGGCGAGGGCGGTGCCGACGCCGGGGTGCATGGCTGCGATGTAGTCGGCGACCGGGGCGTGGAGGTAGGGCACCCGGTTCCTGCCGCCTCCGCCCATGAGGGGAGTGCCGCTTTCGGTGAGGAGGCTGGTAAAGGTGGAGCCGGGCTGGTTGGGGAAGTGACGCTTGGTCCTCCAGCGGTTGCTGCCGCTGCCACTGGCTGCTTCAGTAGCGAGGGTGCGGAGCGTCTGAGCGGCTGTGCGGAGTTCGTCTGCGGGGTTCATGTCGTCTCCTGGTGATCGAAAGCTCTGTGTGCCCCTGTGCGGGCCTGGAAGGGGTTCCGGCGGATCACTCGGCGTCCATGCGGGCACCGATCGAGCGCAGGTATCGGGCGTACTCGCGGGCCCAGCCGTCCGGGTCCTCGAAGTTGGAGCGGGTGGGAATGAACTCGACGACGAAGCCGGCGCGCACCCAGAGCCGGTCAAGGTGTCGGCGGGCGTTGATGACCGAGTCGAAAATGTCGTCCTGCTTGAGGCCGTTGCATATCTGACAGGCGGCGACGCAGTTCTCGAGGTCGTCCTCCCGTCCGGTCCATGACCAGGGACGGACGTGGTCGACCTGCATGCGGACAATGATGTGTTCGCGCCCAGGGCGGCGAACGGCGGCGCCGAAAACGACCTGGCAGTAGGCGCAGGCGAAGCCGGTCTCAGCGGCGAGCATCCACCGCTGATGGTCTGACCACTGCTTGAGGTCACGGATCACTCTCACTACTGAATCCCTTCAGTGGCGTTCTGACGCCGCGTTGGCGATGACTGCTGAGGCTTTTACGCCTCCGGTCTTTCAGGCCCGCAGACGGGCGTCTGGCGCCCCGCACGGCGGTTATGCGGGCCGGGCTACGGTCGCGCCCCGTCCTGCCGCGCCCCGGCGGCGGGCTGCTCCAGGCACTCGCAGTCCCCGACCACCCGCGCCTCGCACACGTGCTCGCCCAGCGGCGTACCCGTGTCGGCGTGCAGCCGGTAGCGGTCGAGGACGCAGTCGACCATGAACCAGGCGTGCGACGAGCGGGGGTGGTCGTCTCGCTGCGCCTTCAGCCACGCTTCGAATGCGTCGCCGCGACGGGCCTGCGTCTCGGTGGTTGCCGTCTCGTCGGCCACACGACGCAGCTCGGCGTCGTGGTCGGCGAGGTTCATCCGTGCGACGGCCAGGCGGGCGCAGTGCATGCAGGGCCTACCGGAGGTGTCCCAGAAGCCGGGGCGCTCGTGGGCGTGCCCGGGGCCTCGGTAGTCCAAGACGTACCGCAGGTCTTCGTCAAGCGCGGCAGCAAGGTCGGCGGCCCGGTCGACGGGCGCGGGCAGCACGGCGGCGATCCCGGCGAGCGCTTCCGCTCGCGCGGCAGGCACGAGGGTGTCGCCCAGCGCGGCCTCCACGGCGGCGAGGGCCGCCTCGGCGATGCGGTCGCGTAGCGGGGTGGTCTGGTCGTGCTCGGCGAGATGTTCGCGGACGACAGCGGTTTCAGCGAGGTACATCTCGCGGGCGAGGTCGTCGGTCATCGGATCCTCCAGCGGGTCAGGGGTGGGATGATCAGGGCCAGGCCCGGGGCGCGGTAACGGCGCACCCCGGGCCGTCGGCGGTCATGCGGCGAGGGCGGGCGCGGTGTTGGCGGCGGCGATCAGCAGCCGGTGGCCGGCGGCGGTCTGCTGCGGGATGACGCCGTTCCCGGCGATCCGCAGCAGCTCGGTACGCGGGATGCCGGGCACATCGGTGATCCAGCCGGCCGGCCAGCCCATCAGCCACTCGTAGGCGGCCGGGGAGACGCGCAGGTTGCCGCGCGCGTCCGGCGCCACCGGTGACGGCACGGGCCGGCCGGTGATCTCGGCCCAGCGGCGGACCGCCGGCCCGTAGTCCATCCCGAGTTCGACCGAGTTCCAGTTCTCGTCGAGGCGGACGGCGACGCCGGGCAGGTAGTACACGCCCTTGCCGTCGCGCTGGTTGGGGCCGCCATTCGGGCCGTCGGTGGCTTTCGGGGTGGGCAGCATCGGCAGCGGCGGATACAGGGCCGGCGAGGCTGGGACCTCCACGGTGACTCCAGTGCCGGGGGCGGCGTAGCCGATCCAGCGGGGCCGGGTGTGCGGGGCTCCGACAGCCGAGGCTTTAGTGATCGTCCAGTACAGGTCGTAGCCCAACTCGTTCAGGTTCGCCGCCACTGTTGGCAGGCCACGGGTCTTGAGCGCGGCGACGTTCTCCAGGAACACCCGCGCCGGCCCGGATGAACGAGATGGCCTGGGCGACGCTGCGCCATAGCCCGGATCGTGGGTCGTCGAGGCCGAGGCGGTGCCCGTTGTGGCTGATGCCCTGGCACGGCCAGCCGGCGATCAGCGTGTCCAGGTTCGGGAATCGTTCGGCGACCTCCCGGTAGTTGATCGCGTCGATGCCGCCCAGGTTCGGCAGGCCGGGGAAGCGGGCGGCCATCACCGCGGAAGCGTGGGGGTTGTTCTCCGCATAAGCGACGGTCTCGATACCGGTCACGGCGCGGACGGCTTCCTCAAGCTGGCCGGAGCCCGAGCACAAGCCGATCGCCGCCGACGGGGTCGTGGTCAAGGGTTTCTCCTGGGTTCGGTCCCCGCCGTGGCGGGGGTGTCGGGCCCGCCAGCCTGTGTGGCCGGCGGTAGGGTCGGGGCAGGTCCCGGCGTGTTACGAGCACGCCGGGACTCCTGCGTCGGAGGGCAAGGCGGCATGGCGGCGATCAGGCGGCGCCAGGTCGCGGCGGCTGGGTGGCCAGCCGGATCCGCAACTGCGCCACGAGGTCTTCGAGGCCGACTGGGTCGGCGGGCGGCGTCGGGGGCTGTGGTCCGGCCTGGATCCCCCAGGCGCAGGTCCAGGTGTGGCCGCAGGCCGGGCACCGGTAGGCGGCTATCAGGCCTCCCTCGCCGTCGGGGACGGCCATCGCCGGGCGGGCCACGGTCCGGGTGCGGGCGAGGCACTCCTCGCAGGTGTCGGAGTACGGCGGGTAGTCGGTCACCAGATCGCTCCCGTCTGGCTGAAGCCGGTCTGCTCGTCGATGTCGACGGGCGTGTACATCACCCACGGCCACTTCTCGCCCGCCTTGATGAAGCTGGGCCAGTCCCGCTCGTCGCGCTGCCCGCGCCACGGCACGACCCGCCGGCCGCGGCATCCTTCGGCGTTGGAGGCGGACTTCTCGTCCTCGACGGGCCGGAGGCCGAAGCCGAACTCGGGCCAGCGCATCCACAGGGTGGAGCCGAGGGGGCGCAGCGGCCGGTGCGCGGTGAAGCCGTTCTGGTGGGGGCTGTGGGCTTCCATGAGGACGGCGCACCCGGCGGTGGCGCGGGCCTCGTCGATGACGACGGACACCTTGCGGGCGAGCTCTTCGGAGTTGGGGTCGCCGGCGTGGAGCCGGTAGACGGGGCCGACGATCAGGACGTCGGGCTTGACCTTCTCGACGCGTCGCATCAGCCACGCCCGGTCGGCGGCCTTGGTGAGGTCGATGCCGGCGGGCTTGCACTCGATGTGGAACTGGCCGCGGCGGACCGACTGCTCGACGGATGCGGCGGCGGCGAGCAGGGGCCGGTACTTGCGGCGGGAGGAGGCCGCGGAGTTCTCGCAGTCGAGGACGAGGACCCGGGCCGGGTCGATGATCTCGGAGACGCGGAAGGGGTGGAGGCCGGCGGCGAGGGTGACGGCGATCTGCCGGAGAAGGGTGGACTTGCCGCCGCCTTCGGACGCGGTGAGGATCATGCGGTCCTGGCGTTCGAGGAGGCCGGGGACGACCCAGTCGTAGACGTCTTCGTGCTGGACGAAGTCGAGGATGTCCTCGATGGGGAGGTCTTCGCGGTCTCGGCCCTGGTCGCGGATCTCGCGGGCCATGGCCACGGCCTGCTCGATGATCTCGGTGGTCTCGCCGTCGCGGTTGTAGCCCATCTGGACGAGGCGGGTGCCGAGTTCGATGAGGGCGCGGCGCAGGCCGCGGTCCTGGACGATCTCGGCGTAGTAGGGCCCGTTCGCGGCGGTGGGGACGGCGCGGACGAGTTCCCACAGGTAGACCTGGCCGCCGATCTTGTCGATGTCTCCGCGGTCGGCGAGGTACTTGCCGAGGGTGATCTGGTCGACGTTGCCGCCGGCCTGGTCGAGTTCGGCGATGGCGCTGAGGAGCAGCGAGTGGCGGGGCTGGTAGAAGGCTTCGGGGCTGACGAGGTTGAGGACGAGCTTGCGGGCGGCGGTGTCGAGGAGGCAGGCGCCGAGTGCGGCTTGTTCGGCGAGGGCGTCGTGTGGCGGGGTGCGCTCGTAGACGGGCGGTTCGTCGTAGTCGGCGACGGGTTCGAGGTGGGTGGTCACTAGAAGATTCCTCGCTCTTCGGGGGTCTGGCCGGCGACTGCTCGGAGGTGTCGGCCGGCTTGGCGGTCGGTGGCTTTCTTGGCGTCGTCGCGGATCCACTTCTGCCAGGCGTCGGGCCAGGAGGATCGGCGGGCGCCGGTGGAGCGGTAGTGGCTGACGAACTGGGCGGTGGCGTGGTCGATGTCGACGAGGTCGCTGTAGCCGTCGCGTTTGGCCCAGCGGCGCATGCCGTCGGTGACGCGGAAGTTGTCGGCGTCGATGGGGGCGAGGCCGTCAGGCCGTTGGCCGCTTTGGGTGCTACTACCTGTAGAAGAACCCCCTACATCAGCCATAGATAGGGGTACGGGTCGGGTCGGGGCGCCGTTAGTAACGGCGTTACGCGACTCGTTGACCTGGGGGTTCTCTTCGGGGAGAGAAAAGTTTCCGTATGCATTCATCGCATCTTCGTGACGCGTTTGACCTCGTTTTGACTCTCCCGTGACCTCGCCGTTATCAAAAGTAACGGCGTTACTCACGGCGTTACTCGGCCCGTCGGACGAGCCCCGCGAAGCGCCCTTCCTCCGCCGCCGAAACCGCTCCTGCCGCTCCGCGTTCTTCTTCCGCTCGGCGGTCACCTGCTCCCGCGACGGGTTGTAGTCGAGGTAGTCGTGGATCATCCAGCCGCTGTCGGTGCGGTCCCACAAGCCGGCGTCCTCCAGCTGCTTCGCAGTGGCCTTCACGCCTAGCATGTGGGCGACGAGCGGCAGTTCGCGATCGCTGATGTGGCCGTCGGTGAGGTTCTCGGCGCACCAGCAGATCGCGGACACGTGCAGCCGGAAGGCGCGATCGGACAAGAGCGCCACCTTGCGGTGCGACGGGAATCGATCGTCCAGGCGGACCCAGGGCATCGTGACTTCTCTCTGACTGGTGCGATTCGAGTGGGATGGCTACCGGCCGGTCAGGCGGCCTGGGGCTTCTGACTGCCGGTGGCGCGGTACCTGCGGTCGGCGGCGGCGTTGGCGGCGCGACAGATGTCGCAGGACTCGCCGGCCTTGAGGTGGCGGCGGTACATGCGGGGTTCGCCGCACTTCGGTTCGGGCCGGGGCGGGCGCTTCCGCGTCTTGGGGTGCCGGCCGCCGGGCTTCCAGCCGTTGTCCTTCCAGGTCTGGATGGTGGAAGGGTCGGAGCGGATGAGCCGGCCGATCTCCTTCATGGAGAGGCCGCGGTCGTCGAGGAGCCGGGCGGCGTAGATCTTCTCGGCCTGGGTGAGCGTGACGCGCTGCCCGTTGATCACGTATTCGATGGCGATGAGGTCGACGTCGGCGGTCTCGTCGTAGGTGGCGGTGGTGGAGACGAGGATGTAGTCGCGGTCTCCGGCGCCGATGCGGGTGGCGATCATGCGGCAGCCTCCTCGGGTCGTGCGTACAGGGCCCGCTCGAGGTGGGTCTTCGTGATGCCGAGCCGGTGGGCGGCCTGGGCTCGGGTGTAGCCGTGCTCGCCCATGAGCCAGCGGGCGTCTACGGCGATGGCCGTGTATCGGTCGACGTCGTCGCCGAGGTCGGGGGTGGCGGCGGGGCTGTCGATGTAGTCGTCGTCCCATGCGGCCGGCGGCACCCAGCCGTTGGCGACGGCGATCTCCTTGGCCCGGTTGATGTGGCGGGGGGCGATGCCTCGACTGGCCGGGTCGACGTTCCACAGCTGCTCGTAGAGGTCGCGCACGCGGCGGGCGGTGTCGGCGGACACGACGTCCTGGCGGACGTGGTCCCAGATGATTCGGTGGTGACGGATGCCCATCTCGTGGCCGAGACGCATTTGCGGCCAGCCGTTGGCGACGAGGGCCTGGAGTCGGCGGCGGGTGCCGGTTCCGTCTACTCGTGCGCTGGGGGCAGCGTGGTCGAGGCTGGGCTTGACGGCAAGGATCTTGTCGGCGGTGGTGGTGCGGACTCGCTTGGTGGGTCCACGCCCTTCGTGCGGGGCGCCGTACAGGATCCTGGAGATGCAGCCGTTGGCGACTTCGGCGAGTCGGCAGACGCGCTGCCATCCGATGCCGTAGGTGGAGAGCATGCGGATGTGCTGGCGGACGGGTTCGGCGTCGGTGAAGGGCTGCCAGCGGCCGTAGGCGACGAGCCGGTTGCGGGTGCGGTCGTAGTCGGCGGACCGCTTCAGGCAGTCGGGTCGCCGGCAGCGGTACTCCTTGACACAGGTGAGGTTGCGGTGGTGGGGGGCTTCGCGGGTTGTGCGGGTCACGTCTCGTTCTCCTTCCGGTCCGTGTTGTGGAGGCGCCGGGCGCCGGGGTGGTTGGCGTAGTGCTCGAGGCGGCGGAGGCCGCGGCGCTGGTGGTGGCGGCGGGCGATGTGGTCGAAGGCGGTGATGCCGGCGGCGACCAGGAGTGTGGCGGCGAGGGCGGTGAGGAGGCCGACGGAGGCGGCGGCGCCCCAGATGATGAGCTGGCCGGTGTGGACGGCGTCGTGGATCACGGCCGCCTCCTGGTGGCCACCCAGCTGAGGCCGGCGCCGACGGCCCCGCCCACGATCCACAGCGCGGGGATCCAGGCGAGGTTGAGGTGGTTGAGGGTGTCCATCAGGCGACCTCCGCCCGGTCTGCGTCGGTGCGGCGCCGGTAGACGGCTATCGGGTGGCCCTTGGTGCGGGGCGAGGTGGAGGGCACGTAGCTGCCGGTGTGGATCAGGTAGTTGTGGGACATGCCGCGGAGCACGCCGGGGAGGACTCCGCCGGCCAGGTCGGGCAGCTGGTCTCGGAGGTCGTTGGCGGACACGGTGTCGTGGTCGCGCATCCAGATGAGGACGGCCTGGGCGACGACCTTGCGGTCCCAGCTGGATGCCTGACGGACGAGCTGGGCGAGGGTCTTGTCGCGGGCGTCGGCGGCGACCTGCTCGGCGAGCGTGAGGCGGGGCATGGCGTGCTCCCTTCCGGGTGTGGTGTTCTGGGGTTCCGAGCCGGCCGCATTGCCCGCGGCCGGCTCAGGCGTGTGCGGGCTACTTCTGCTCGGGGGGCGTGCCGGTGGTCAACTCCGGCCGCTCGACGGTCTCGCCGGGGATCCATTCCGGGGCCGCGTCGATGGCGTCGAGGCTGCGGTCCGTGCGAACGGTCTCGTCGTGGGCGACAGCGCGGGCCAGTTCCGACGACTTGGGCAGCGTCTTGAACAGCTGCCGGATGCAGGTCTTCTTGGCCATGGCGTCGTAGTCCGTCAGCCACGGCCCGTCGTCCTTGGCCTTCGACCGCTTGCGGATCTCCTCGATGTCCTCGGGAAACATCACGACGAACCCGGATCCGCCGTTCGTCATAGTGGCCACGGCGTAGTAGGCGATGGTCTGCCCTCGGTTGCCGCGGGCCGGCTTGTGCTCGAGCTTCGGGTTGAGCCCGTACTCGTACTCGAAGTGGTCGTTCCCCTTGACGGCCTGCGCATCGAGGTGCCGGGCGATCGGGGACTGCCAGAACAGCTTGACCATGCCCTGGTAGCCGATGACGAGCTGGACCTCGTAGACGCCCTTCCGCCGGTTGAAGAACGGCAGCAGGTAAGCCTCCCCGGCGGGGCCGCCGGGCTCGAGGCCAAGCTGGGCGCAGGACATGAGGGCTCCGGCGAACGAGTCGAGGGTGCACTCGGGCAGGTGCTTGGTGGTGCGCAGTGAGGTGAGGGCGATGCGGGCGATGCGGTCACCGGTGAGGTGCTTGGGGACGGCGCGGGACAGCTCGCGGCTCATGCTGTTGACGAATGAGGCGAGGTCGGGCTGCTGCTGCTCGGCGCTGTCCGCCTGCTGAACTTGGCCGACGTTCTCGGCTCGGCGCGCGACGGCGTTGCGGGCGTTGCTGGTCACTGGTTCTCCATGACGATGTTGAGGACTCGGGTGTCTTCGCCCCGGTAGGGCTCGGGGTCGAGGTCGGGGTTGAGGTCGAGGGCGGCGGTCTTCCAGCTGATCTGGCCTCTGCGGGGCCGCCACGTGTAGGCGAGTTCGCCGCGGATGTAGACGTCGGTGCCGTCGCCGGCCAGGGCCTTGAGGTGGTTGTCCGCCTCGGTCATGGCGATCTCGGCGGCGGCCAGCTGCTCGCGTGCGGTGCGGCGAACGCTGAGCCACTTCTCGACTTCAGTGGCGTCGGCGATGACGTCCTTGCGGGTGGGGTGGGCGTGGAGCCGGTCGAGGAGCTGGCCGGTGGCGACGCTGCCGTCGAGGGGCGGCTGTGTTCCGGTGGTGACCCAGCCCCAGAACTCGGCGGCGATGGCGAGAAGGTCGTCGATGAGCTTCTCGTCGCGCTCGATGCGGTGGACTATGGTGCGCTGTCCGCCGATGAGTGCGGCGGTGTATCCGAACGACCAGCCGGTGACCATGAGCTGCCACTGGACCTGCACCTGCACGTCGACCGGCGTCTCTTCGAGCCACTCGTTGAGCGCGTAGCTGGAGCGGGTCTTGAGTTCGAGCGCGCCCATCTCGCCGTTCTCGATGGTGGCCCGGTCAAGGTTGACCAGGGCCCAGGGGACGTCGGGCAGGCGCAGGGTTCCCGGGTTGCTCAGTGCGGGCAGTCCGGTCTGCTTGGTGAAGCGGCGGGCGACGACGGGCTCGAGCTCGTGGCCCATCTCGGCGGCCTCGGACAGGGCTTCGTCGTTGCGACGGGGGACGGCCTGGCCGACCTTCTTGAACCAGATTTTGAGGGGGCTGGTCCACGGGTTAAGGCCGCAGATGGCGGCGATGTCGGAGCCGCCGATGCCGGTGGCGCGGACTGCGTGCCACTGCTCGGGGTCGGGGTCCGGGCCGAGGACGACGGTCGCCCCGGACGGGAAGGTCAGGGTGCTCATGCCGCCGCCTCGCCCAGGGCGATGGCCTGGAGGACGGCGATGCCGTTCTCGTCGTACTTGGCCAGCAGGACCGCGTCGCCGTAGTCGGGGAAGGTGGTGGCGAGCTTGGTCCGGTTGATCATGTCGGCGCGGTCGATGAGGGTGATCAGCAGCTCGGTCCAGTCGCCGGCCGGGTAGCCGCCGCGGCCGAAGTGGGAGAGGACGTGCGCGGCGACTTCTGCGGGGATTGTGGGGCGTTTGGTGCTCATGAGTCCTGCTTTCGGGTGTGCTTGGTGGTGGCCAGCGCCCCGGGAGGGGGAGGTCCGGGGCGCTGGCCCTGGGGTGGCGGCGTGGAGCGGGGGGGCTCGACGCGCCGCCTTCTTCGGTTGTGGTCTGGTGCGCCGCCCGGCCGGCCGGTGTCTTCCGGCGGGGCGGCGGGCTCAGTCCCGCAGTGCCCAGGCGGGCACGTGGGCGGGGTCGGTGCTGCCGAACGCCTGCTGCAGGGTGAGGACCGGGATCGGCGCGGTCGCCTGGTCTTCGGGCCCGTCGACGGGGCGGATCATCGGCGGCACGGTGATCGGGTGGGCGTTGGCTTCGGCGGCCAGCTCGGGCCCGAAGCGGACCTTGAGGGCGGCCAGCTCATCGCGGAGCTGGTCGTTCTCTGCGGTTAGGTCGTCGATGTCGGCCTGCTGCTTGACGACGATCTCCTCGGCCTCCGCCTGCCGGGCCGCGGTTTCGGCGAGCTGCTGGTGGAGGAGGGCGAACGCGTCGTCGGCGCCCATGAGGCGGGTGAAGAGGCGGCGGTTCTCGTCGCGGAGTTCGGCGACCTTGTCGACGGCGCGGCGCCGGCCGTTGCCCTTCAGGGCGGGGATCAGGTCGTTGAGGGTCACGACTCGTCCGCCATCTCTTCGACTTCAAGGCCGAACCCGACTTCTCCGAGTTCGGGGCGTCCGCTCTCGAACATCACGAGCGGGCGGCCGGTGAGCAGCGCCTCCATCAGGGCTTCGCCGAGTCCGTTGTCCTCTGCGGCCATGTCGATGCGAATGGGGTCAGTCATCGGTCTTCTCCAGGTAGCTGCGGTCGATGTAGCCGGCGGCTTCGGTGTCGGCGAAGTCACGGGCGGTGCGGAGTTCGAAGTTCAGCTCCCGCACGGCGGCGAGTTCGGCGACGAGTTCGGCTTCGCGGGTGGTGAGGCGGGCGATCTCGGCGAGGGCGTCGGTGTCGACGGGCGGCGGCGGGTCGACGCCGAGCCAGGCGGCGAGGCCGGGGACGGAGAGGACAGGCGGCAGGGCGCCCATGTCGGGGGTCACCGGACCGGCTCCTCGGTCTTGTAGCCGCCTCGGGCGACCGCGCGTCGGACGGCGCGGGCCTCGTGCTCCCAGTAGGAGCGGTTGTCCTCGTCGAGCCCCTCCCACGGCTCGCTGCCCAGGTAGAAGCGCTGGAAGAGCCAGGCGGCCAACGTGTCAGGTCCGGTGCTCGGGTGCTCCAGCTCGGCGATCCAGTCCCGATCGCGGCGCAGCTGCTCGGCGGCGTCGGACAGGGCCTCGTTCGTCGTGTGCCGCTCCGCCTCCAGCTCGGCGACGCGGCACCACGGGCATGCGTGGGCGTACTCGGAGTCGACGAGCCAGTCGGCGTGCTTACCGGCCGGGCACTGCTGCGGGTTCAGCGGCTCGTACTCCGCCAGCTCCGCCCGGGCCTGGTCGCGTTCGGCGCGGACCGCGTCCAGCTCGGCGAGGAGCGCGTCGATGTCCACATCGGCGGCAGCGAGCGAGCGGAGGCTGTATCGGCGGGCGGCGATCTCGGCTTCGCGCTCCGGCGACAGGCGGGCAGCGGACTCGGGCGCCGCCTTCGGCTCGGCCGGCTTCTCAGCGGCCCGGGCTGCATCCCACACGTCCTCCGACACCGGGTCCACGTGGGTCAGGGAGATATAGGAGCCCTCCCCCTCGACCCAGACGACGGGGTTACCGCTGGACGACAGCTGGGCTTCGGTACGGGTGCGGGTGACGAGGCGGGTGCCCGTGCCGTCCTCCGGACGGCAGCCCGGGTACGCGAAGACCAACGTGCCGACCGGGTACAGCGCGTTCCACTGTTCGGCGTTCACGCCGCCACCTCCGCCTGCTTGCGGGCGACGTCGTACAGGTCGATGCCGCGACGGATGGCACGGCAGGAGTGCAGGAAGCCCGGCGTGTAGTCGGTGAAGTCCCACTCCGACAAGTCGCCGAAGTCCCAGCCCTCGTAGCGGAAGTCCGCGAGCGCTTGCCAGGCGCTCCTCTCGTCGAAGATGTCGCCCATCTCGAAGATCTCTCGGGTGACCTCGGCGCCGATGCCGCGCGGAGCCTCGCCATCACGGATGGAGTGAACGACGTAGCGCTTCACCTGCTGCTCGAACAGGTTCGGGTCGAAGCCCTCGATCTCCTCGCGTCCGGCGCGGACCTTCTCCGCCCAGTAGCCGGGGTTGATCTCGCCAGGGAACGCGGTGCGGCGGAACAGGACGAACATGTCCGGGGTTGCGTCGATGTCGAAGTGGAACGTCCAGCCCGACTTGACGACCAGGTTGTACGGCCAGGTGATCAGATCGAACGGGGCCCGTCCGTCCGCATCCGGATTCCTGAACCGCAGATGCCGGTACAGGCCGTCTTCGTGCAGGACGTGCATCCGGTGGCTGGCGGTGTCGCGGGCGAAGCGCTGAGCGACATCCGCATAGGGGGTCTGAGATGAGATCATTGGACTCGGCGGTCCTCTCGTTGCGTGCTCTGGATGGGGATCGTCGAGGTCGTCCCGTAGGCGCGGGGCGGCCTCTTTGCGTGCCGCGTCAGGCGGCGTCTTCAGTGGCTTGCGTCTCGCCGCGGAGAAGCTTCAGCTCCGCGTGCAGCAGGTGGATCTCGGCGATGAGCTGCGGCATGAGACTGTGGGCTTGGACGATGAACTCCAGGTTGTGCCGCCCGCCCGTGTGGCCTACGGTCGTGAAGACCTCGGCGACAACCTCGGAGGAGTCGAGGTTCGGATCGCCTTCTACGACAGCGACGATCTGCGAGACGTACTCGTCGCGCTGCTCCGTGATGTCGCGGTGCATCCAAGAACCGCCCGTGGACTTCAGGAAGGCGGCCTCCAGCACCTCCAGGTCTCGGAGGTCCAGACGCTGCGGCTCCGCCGCCCAGAGGATCGCCCTTGCGTAGCGGCGGAAGTTCTCGTAGGAGCGTGTCGCCTTCAGCGAGTTGCACTGCTCACACGCCAGGACCAGGTTCTCCTCGGCGTCCGCTCCTCCGTTGGCCAGCGCGTCCATGTGCTCGACGTGCCACGGCTTTCCACCCGGGCCGACATCCACCGAGCCGGCGAACCGGTTGCAGTAGTGGCATCGGTAGTCGTGCTTGCGGATGAACTCGTGCCGCCACGACTGTGGGCGGGAGATGCGAGGGGTCGGCTGGCTCATGGGAGAAGGGCTCCTAGGCGGCAGCGCGGGCGGGGCGCCGGCGGTTGTGCACGGCGGAGGTGCGGGTGCGGCGGTGGTACTCGGCCATGTCCTCGCGGGTCACGACGATCACGCCGCCGGGCACGCGCTGGCTGCAGGGGAGCAGGCCGGCCTTGATGGCGCGGCGGACCGTCTCGTAGCTGCAGTGCAGCAGCCAGGCGGTCTCGCGGAGGTTGAAGAACGGCGCGTTGAGGTCCCGGGGCTCGATGGGGGTTCGAGGGGACTGCTTCGTGGTCACGTCACTTCCTTTCTGGGTGGTCCTGGTGGGGGGCGAGGAGTTCGGTCTCGTTCGCGTTCAGGGCGGCTCGGAGTGCCTGGTAGGGGCCAGGTCTCATGCGGGTGCGGACACCGCGCTCCAGCTTTCGCAGGTAGCTGTCGGTTATGCCGACCATGTCGGCGAGCTGCTGGACGTCCATCCCCGCGTTCATGCGTCTGGTGCAGATAGCCGTCCCGTCCACCTCGAAGGTGGTTGGGGTTTGTGCCATGCAGAGAACTTACCCATAGATGCCCATCGTGTCTAGGCATCTGTTGCCGTCTGTGGTCATCGAATGCCTACAGATGCCCAGCGACCTGCGTAAACGAGGGGTAGAGATTGGGCCTAAGTGCCGTCCAGTCCTGGCTGGTCCCGGCCAGTCCTGCCAAGATGAGGCCATGCCACGCGCCGACGAACGCGACTACGAGAGGCTGGCGACACTCGCCCGCCGCCGCCGAGCCGAGCTCGGCCTTGCCCTGAACGACGCCAACGCCAAAGCCGGCGGCCTGTCCAACCGGACCTGGCAGCGCGTCGAGAAGGGCTTGGAGATCCGGGAGACCAACTACGTCAAGATCGACGGGCTACTGAAGTGGGCTCCGGGCAGCTGCCTGAAGGTGCTCGAAGGGGGCGACCCCATCCCGATCGAGGACGTAACAGGGGCGCCGGATGTCCAGAAGTCGCCCGTCCCGCAGGACGTCATCGACAAGAACGCCCTCGACACGGTGCAGTTGGCGCTCATCGCCACGGCCAAGGGGACGCCGGCCGAGGAGATCCGGGAGATGAGTGAGCGCGTAGTACGGGACCTGCGGGAGCGGGGCCTGATCTAGCTGAAGTTCACTCCAATGACGTACAACCCTTTGCGTTTTACTATTCTGTTACACAATCCTCCCCCGTCACTCAGTCCCAACCGGTCCCAACAGGACCGAAACATGGCAGAGTCGTGACACGTCCTCGGAGGCTTCCCTTCCAGGCGACACACAGGGGGAGCCATGCAGCAAAGAGACGCGCTCATAGTCGACTACGGGCCAACGTTCGACGGGACAGCGGTCCGTACCGATGCAGGGATCGTCTGCGTAGTGCCGCGCCAGATCCGCGACAGGCCCGAAGCTCAGGCCTCGATGCGGGACATGGTGCGGGATCTCGGTGGTGAATGTGGTCGCTGCCCGAACTGCCCCATGGGGCAGGAAGGCTGAGATCATGACGACGCGGAGGTCCGGCGGCAGGGGTGCCTGCCGGACTACCGCGCCGCACCGACAGCAGCAGGGGGCGACATGGCCAGACGCGCTCAGGACATCTACACCGAATGGCGCGGCGGTACCTGCCGCGTGAAGTGGTGGTCCGGCGAGTACCACGACGACGGCCGCAAACGCTTCGAGTCCAAGGGCGGGTTCACCGACGAGGACGAAGCCTTCCAGTACGGCCAGGACAAGCTGTACGAGATCCGGCACGGCACGCACGTCACGAACCGCGACGGCGCCACCTTGATGTCCGACTGGCTCGACAGCTGGCTCGCCGGCCTGGACCACGCTCACCTGACCGAGCGGAACTACCGGTCCATCGTCGAGACCCACATCCGCCCGTACTTCAAGAAGCGCAACGCGGCAGTCGCCGACATCGACGTCATGGCCTACCGGGCGTTCCGCAAGCACATCAACAGCGTGCTCAAGCCCTCGACGGCGAAGAAGGTCATGACGATCCTCGGCATGGTCCTCGATGACGCCGTGCCGCGGCTCATCAAGGTGTCCCCCGTCGAGCGCACTCGGCGGCGCGGCAAGTTCACGCGCAAGCCGAAGGAACGCAAGAAGGACATGCGGGAAGAGGCCGTCGAGGCGCTGGCCCGCAATGCCCGGACGCTCCTCGGCGAGCCCGGCTACGCGTTCATCTGGACGATGGCGATGACCGGCATGCGTCCGGCCGAGTTGTACGGGCTGACGCGGGACTACTGCTATCCTGCGTGGCCCGGCAGCGACCTTCGGCTCAACTCGGACGAGGAAGACCGGTACGACGAGGACCTTGAGCGGTACGGCAACGGCGACGGGTTGATGCCGGCGATCCGCGTCGAGCGGCAGGTGCAGTACAAGGACAGCCGGTTGACGTTCATGCCGCCGAAGTACGAGTCCTACCGCACACTGGTGATCCCTCCGTTCCTGGCCGACATGCTGGAGCAGGTCCTCGATGGGCATGACAGCAAGTGGGTGTTCCCGGCCCTCAACGGCAACAGCCTCGGGCTGATGAACTTCAGCTACACGTGGTGGAGGCGCATCGCTGACGGTGCCGAGGAGCGAGTGGGGCGGCAGAAGCGGTACAACCGGCCGGCGATTCCGGAGGTGCCGTCGTTCGCGGGCAGGCGCCTTTACCTGATTCGGCACGGCCACAAGGCCTGGCTGGACGAGGACGGACACCCCAGGTTCGCGGTGGAGTCCCGTATGGGCCACGAGGTACCCGGCGTCGAGGGTACGTACAGCTCCGTGACGGTGGCGATGGAGCGTGCCATCATGAAGACTCTGCAGGAGCGGTGGGAGCGTCTTCAGGAGCGAGTGGAGGCGGCAGAGAGCTAG